AAACTGCTATCGTATAACCCGTCGGGTTCACACATATCGGAACTGCTAAAGGTTGTACTTCGTTGGCAGAACCTATCGCATCCAGTGTATCCAAGCTGATAGTGTTCTGTAAAACTTTTATCGCAACGTGTAGCTTCACACCACTCAATTAATTCCACATCGGTAGGGCAAAACGTACTCGGATCAAAGTTGCAAATCGCAGTCAAGATATACGGTTGCTTGGTGTGATTTATGTTTACTATTTTTGGATGCCTAAATGTTTCCGCGCTTACATCTGGGCTTTTCAATATTGACTTTGCTTTTAGTTTGTCCGAGTTGCGTATCATTGCAAAGTATTGTTGATAAAACATACTAACAAGGCCACGCAGGTTTCGCAAACCGTCTCTAAGGAAATCTGTAGAATCAGAATACGTTGCACTAAAGCACCATTCAAAAGTGTTTCCTAATTCAAAGTTAACTGCAAAACTTTGGTCAAGCGTTATGTACTGAGCCACTATTGGCGCTCCCTCGCAAACATCCCAAGTCGGTTGTACATCTGGATTTAAAACCTCTCCAAATTCTCCATAGATGTATGGTGGTCTCGGTTCTATTTCAACTGTAATTTCTGTCACCCCACGATAAACAAAACCTGCAGAACAACACGCTTCATAATCTGCAGCACGAGCGCACAAATTTTCGCCTTCTTTTATGGCTGCACTCCATGGAAGTTGTGTTGCACTAAAACCAGTTTGTCGCCTATTACGGACAGTGTCTATGCCTTGGTGTAGTTCACAGAAGTAGGGGTTCTCGGAATCCGTTTCACCTTCTGGACAGTTATTAAATTTTATTCTTGCATCGTACGGCCTAACTGCAAAGTCTTCGTACTGGTCGTGCAGGTTAATTCCATGGTAATTACTTTTATCTTCCTTGAATCCCATCGCAAGGAATTGCTTAAACTTATTTCCACTGGAATACTTTATACTGGAACAGTCAATGCAAAGTTCTTCCATGCGTTGCATATTCTCAGAAGGAAGAAGCGTATGGTAAAAGCCTGCACACTTTTCAAACTTGCAGTCTGGATCATTTTTAATAGGCAACCAATAATCAAACCTTGGTTCAACACATACGGTTCTTGTAATTGGATCTATCGCCCACTCAAGATTGAACATGTGTGAAATTCCACGAAGAAAATCCTTTACACTTTTATCGCATGGTAGGTTTGCAGCTACATCGTAAGTCGCTCCGTCTAAGTTTGTTTTTGTTCCATTCCAAGAAACCAAGAAAGCACCATAATCGCAACCACCTTTCGTTCTAAAAGTTACTTCGTCGCCTGCGTTTAATTGCAACTTTATATCTTGATGATCATGTCCATGCGTCCATGGTGCAGGTGGTGTGAAGTTGTCGCTAAGTTCTATTCCAGTTGCTGCGTTGTTTACATAAACAGATAATGTCCAAGGGCAATCTAACCAAGCTAAAATATCAAAGCAATACAAATCTGTCTGCGATGCAGTAAAAGTATCCCTCGGTTCAGACGGTTGGAAAGTTTCCCATTCGCCACAACTGTTTCCGAAAACAATTTGCTGAGCAAAGAATGGTTCTATTGCCGATACACTTGCAGCGCCAACTGGACTTGAAATATGGTTTGCACCTCCGAAGCATTGTGGTTCTAATCCGCTTGTAACATTGTTTAAAGAATCTCCGACTGCGAAATTGTGTACCCATTCTTGGAACCATTCCTTTTCAAAAAAGTCTGACTTAATTTTGTAACCAGTTTTCTTTTCTATTCCGTCAATTATGGTTTTAAAATAAACACTTAACCGGAAGTCATTTGCGTGCCACGCTCCACTATCATCAAAGATTGCAGGTGCAGGATTTTGCGTGTTATCAAAACCTAAAAACCTTTTATCACCAGACGGGCAACCATGCACGAACGGAGCGAATACACCTGCCCATCCATCTTGGTATTGCATATCCCAACTTTCTTTAATTGTATCGATGTTATGCTCTATCGTTCCAAGGTCAAGGCTACAAAGCATACAACCTTCAAGCAGGTTCCAAAAGCTTGCAGCGTCGCCAACTGGTTTCATCGAATATCCATCTGGGTACTTGCAATTCCTTGTCGCTCCTTCATACTTTGCAGTGCCACAAAAAACTGGAAAGCCATTAGACAAAACAATTAATTCGTCCAGTTGCCTTAAAGGATTTTCTGTTATTGCATTACGTGTTGGGAAGCACAACGCTTTCTGATTGCTCTTTGTCGCAGGTAGGTTAAAAGTTTTTACAGGGGTATCAACTTTACTACCCGAACTGCTTGCAAGGTCATAGAAATTGTTTACCTGCTTTTTAATCTTAACTGGTAACTGATTAATTTCTTCAAAGTCTAACTTATTTTGATTCACAAAAATCTCTGTCGCCATTGGTTATAAACTTTTATAATTAATGCAAGTACATTGCAGGTCTGGTTTAATTCTTGACCTGCAATGCAAACAACAAAACGGATATTCCAATTCCATAAACTGGTCAAAGCTTAAATCTTCTCGTTCATCCATACACCATTCAGCCATCGCATTAAGCATCGCAGCTTCTTTATGCGTGCTTGGTGTGTAGCTTTCTTCTATGCAGTTAAGCAGGTACAAAACAATCATCACCTTTTCCTGCTTGTTCTCGTAAGCGTACGTCGTCTGTGTTGTCGTTTTACGGCTGCAGCTAAACAGTAACACCAAGCAAAAAAATAAAAGCTTTAATCGGTTCATAATTTAGGATTTAATTACGTTGGGAATAGTGATCGTTACTGTAATAAAACTTTAATTTTAATTCTCTATCATCTGCGTATGTATCTTCTATTATCATACTTGCATCCTTTAAATAAATTGGAATGTACTTGCAGTCTTTCTCTAAGAAAATATTCGGGCTAAGTAGTAATTCTTTAAGCCAATTCATTTCTTCTTTACGCAACTTCTGAGCGTGCAAATTAAAACCTTCTTTCCCTCTTGCCTGCAATCTGTTTATCCCCCTGCTTTGTGGAAAACCACTTGGGAACCTTTGGTCTACAAACAAAGGCATAACCTTTTCAAAGGTCTTGCTTTTTACTTCAAAGAAATCCTCTACATTTTTGTATGCAGTAAAGGCATCCCATTTTCCATAGCAGTTCAAAAAGTGTATTCGGTAAGCAGGGCAGCAACATGGATTGACGTAGTACCTGCGAACCAAACTTTGTCCGCTCGGAGTTGTAATTGTTACATCATAAAAAGTAATCGTTTCATCTATTGGTGGTGGTGCTACTAACCAGTCAGTTTGAGCGTTTATATTTGCAGGCCCGACACCAAGGCAGATAGGTTGATTGTCCACTCCGCCTGCGTTGTCACTAACCAAAAAGAATCCATTACCTGCAATTCCAAATTCATTGTTAAGTTGTAATTGAACAGAAGACAAACCACCGTCGGGGTGGAACCAACAAATACATTCCGAATCTTCCAAACATACCACTGTCTTAAATGGTTTATTTGTCATCCATTGTGTACTTGGTACTCCGAACGGATTTGCATCTGTCACTTCTGTAGTTGGCACATACAATTCTTCGGGGCATTGGTTTTCGCAGTGTTCACGTTTACCGTTGTAAGCAGTATAGACTTCCGACAAAACAAAATCTTCTTCCCTTTCCAAGCAACCATCATCTTCGTTTGGGATTAAACTCCACATCTTTAACTGGAAAATCACAAAGCATTTTCCTGCAGCCGTCATATAGCCTTCCTTTAAAGGGCAAAGCGTTTCTTCGTTTGCAAAACAACACTGGATAAATTCGGATATGTTTATGGAATAGAAATTGCTTTGTATTCCTCCACCGTCAAATACTCTGGTAGGTTTAAAGCGAAATGTTTTTGTAACGTTACCAGTATCGGGAACGTTACTGGTGCAGGTTATATCAATCTCCAGTGCAGGTATTCCCGCTCCCAAAGTTGTAAACTCTGCTATCTCAAAAAAGATTGGAACATAAGCAGGTGTAATCAAGCAACCGTTCGTCTGTATTATTTCTGCAGGCATTATTTATTTTCTTTAATTAGTGCTTTGGTCATTGCTTCTTCAAATTCTTTTGCATTCCCGTCTACTGGTTTACCATCCACCATGTAAACGAGCGCATAATGAATTGGAACTAACTTTGGTTTAAAAGGTAAACCGTTTGCTTTTATAAATTGCTCTGCTCGCTTTAGTGCATCTTCTGCAACCTTTGTATTCTGTTGATGTAATTCGTAGTTCTTACTTGCCATAATTATAAAAATTCTAATTGTTTTTTACTATCCTTTACTACTTGATTTAAGATTGCTTCAAGCAGGTTACAAATATAATCCTCGCATATTTTTTGTATCTCAAATAAAAACTTTTCCTCTGGGCTTTTACCAAGCGTATGCTCTATCCATTTTAACCTCCTTCCATTTTTACTGATACGCTTTGCACGCTTACTAAGGAAACGGAACGGAATAGGGTTTCCATACTTTTGCTGCTTGACTGCAATAGCAAAGGCAGTGCTCTTAATATTTTTTAAGTTGCTACCTGCAAAACCAACTGTACGAATCCAGTCGATTAAAGCTTGTATGTATTTGCTTGTTCGTTTTGATTTGCCTTTACGCCTGCCACGTTTACTGAGTCGGAACTTTGGGCGTGTTCCTTGGTCAAGAAACTTACCGTAAAACAGGTGCGTCATTTGCAGTTCTACTTCTGCAAGTGTATCGTTCACTTCTAAGTCTATGCTTTTTAATAATGCTCCAGTTACTTTGTGTCCTTGGTCTCGGAGTTCCTTTTGCAGTAAGCGTCGCAGCAACTTTCCAAACTTGTTTAGATCCTTTAGAAAGTTATTGTATGCTCGCTCTTTTGTAATCATTAATTCAAGTCAAAATAAACCGAATGTGTTTTTGTTACTTGGTTGTAAATTCTAAATCTCGGATTAGTAATCTCTGCACCGTATGCCCGATGTTCAAGTATCAGCTTATAGTTCTTAATAGTTTGGTGAAACATATAGCCGAGTTCGGAACAATGGTGTTCCTTTACTGCACGATAATGAAACGTGTTCTTTAAATAAAAAGTACCTTCTTGCTTTTCCATAATTCTAACAAGTTGTGCATCCTTCATCTGCCTTTACAACTGGTTCGGGCTTATCCCAGTTTTGTTTTATTCCTTGTGCGTTGCAATCGCAGAAACAGAATGTAAAATTAATAACGATAACACCAAGGTTGTCTGAGTACGCTTCAAAAAACGTATCCCCTTCCACGACGGTGTCTTGTATGTAGTTTGTAATTTCATCAACACATTCATAACTGGTTACGTTCCCCTCTTCCTGCTGACATTCTAAATACAATCCATCGTAGTAACCTTCTGTTTCATTTCCATTTTCCCACTGCACAACTGCATAAATATACCGACCGAGTATTTGCATGATGTGCTTCATCATTTTGGTAAGGTCATCTTCCATTTCCTCCCACGTTCTTTTGTTGCAATAGCTTTGTTCGCCACAACTGGAACACTTACCAGGAAGTTGATCAAACAAGTACAAAGCAAACTTGATGCAGTCTTGTTCCTGCGTGCAGAACGGGTCAGTAAATTTTGTTCCACCTCTGGAGATTGCGAGCAGTGGGTAACTAACTTCCATTTGACTTGGTTGTTGGTTCTTATCGTTCCACTTCCTGCTATAGAATAATCGCTTGCTTATGTAACGCAAGTCTTTAGAAAGCACTGCATTCTCTACATCGCTTTCCTGCTTAATAACTGCAAAGCTATTCGGGCGCCTGCAGGTAATCTCTGCACCAACGTTCGGTTCATATTCTGCTATGTAGCAACGTACAATCTCGTAAAGGATTTGATATAGACCTATCGGACTTGTTATCATAACATAAAATTGAAAATAAAAAAGGAAAGATAGCAAACATTTTCCAAGAACTTAGAATATTATAATTCGGGGAGCATAAACTTTGGATTAGGGTTCTGCTGACTTTCTTGGTGTTCTTGTATTTTCTTAGCTTGGTTTATCATGTCCAAGAAATTTGAATCCACCTGCAAAACGGTTCCTTCCTTTACTCCAAGGTATGCACCTTTTCCGTTGTCTTTAAACAAACTCGGATACATCAATCGTGCTTGCTTGATCCAGTTTTCGCATTGTGCAACGTATGCCAAAACACCTGCGATGCCTGCGTTGTAGTACGACTTGCTTATTGCTTGCTTATGGTCGGCGTCTTTTAAGGCAGTAAGCTTCTGTTCGTACTTATTTTTTGGAACCACTGGTTGTATTAATCCACCACGCTTTACTTCGTGTACGTTCATTTCTAACAATTCGCTTCCAGTGTATATTTTGGTAATCGTTATTTCAACTGGACCATTGTGCAGGCTCTTGCAGATTTGATTAAGTTGCATCTGGATGCTTGGTGTAAGTGGGTAAGATTTTTGCTTCTTCATGATATCCTTAGATTTAAGTTGTAATTAAATTTTGACCAGTGAATAACATTACCTTTGTAGCCATCGGGGAAGCGTGCAAAGAATGTATTTCTATCCTCGTAACCTTCTCGCCTTGCAATCATATTTAGATACGCAGTGCAAACGTGGTTCGCAGGGTATTTATGTTCCTTACCAAAGTGTTCTACTATCTTGGTTTTGTCGTCGCCAGTGCCGATAATAACCCCTCGCTTATTGTTTGCCTTGTTTATTATTTTTATAGCTTGTACGCTAAGCACTGTCGCCTCAAAAGGAACTGGTATGGCAACGATGCCATTAATTTCTTGGAAGTTAATTTTCTCCCCTACTTTGGTTTCCAGTTGGCTAATGTCATGCAACTTGCTTCCAAGTAATACGCTATCAATAAAGGCAGGTCGTAAGGCTAATGTCATTGAGACTGTTTTTCCAGTTGTTTAGAAATGGTTTCCATCTTTTCAATTATTTCTGCAGTATGTTCAGCTACGATTGTACGGTTTAGTAAACCAGTAACCATTAATTTCAATTCGGTGTCGTCGTCGTACTTTGCAGTTATCACATCAACAATTTTCCGTTCCAGTTTTTCAATTGGTACGTGCTGCCAATGGTTTGCGACGCACTTTAATTCTGGGAAAATATCTCTATGTTCTACCATAATGTTTTTTAAGTTGTTGATTTACCAATGTCGGCGTTCATGTGTCGCTCCTTACCTAACCATATCATCGCTTCGTAAAAGTTGCTTGTCATTGCACCTTGCATCTTACTTTGATTTGCAGTTCGGAACCGATCCCCTTCAGCTATTGTATCAAGCACTTGATACCATCCCCAGACTTCCCACTTCTTACGGTTTCGCATTACTTGTTTAGCTTGCTCAACACTACTTGCGAAGTCTGCAAAGACATACTGGATATAAGGGTGCTCAGTGATGCACTCTTTAAACTTTGCAAAAAAAAATCAATATCTAAAGCGATGTCCATACCAAGTGAGGAAAACGTTTTTATTCTACGGTCAAGCCAACGTCTTCGCTCTACAAAGTCTAAAGGTATTTGTTCCAACTCTCCGTTCGGTTTTATAATTCGGGCAAGCGTTGCAACCAGTGCAATGTCGGTGTGATATTTTCTGTCCTCTAAAACGTATTCGCCAGTCTCAGAATCTTTTGCGTTAAGTACGTGCTCAACTTGTAGTGCTTCAATTGCGGTAATCGTATTCATTGTACCACCGACCATTCTGTATTCCTCATTAGTTGCTGAAACGTGTTGCACAATATCTTCTGGAATAACGTATGTCTTTCCTTTGTGCTTAAAGGAATAATTTTCTATCAGAGATTTACCTTCTTTGTCAAAAAACTTTTCCCTTGGATTATATGCAACGATGCTTCGCCATAGCATAACGTACATCGCAATTATTCCATCTCCATATTTGTAAAGTGTATCGCTGCTTGCGACATTGGTGTTTACTACATCGGTGAGATCTTCTTTGCTGCAGGCAGAAACCATGCGAGCAACCGTAACCAAAAACTCTATCCATTGTTCCTTGGTAAATTCAATTAGCTTTTCGCGGATACCGTTTTCGTCCAGTCGGTCAATTTCTTTAAACCATTTTGGAGCACCCTCACGAATTATGTGTAGGTCTGTCCAGTGTCGCATGGTCATTTCGCTTGGTTGTTCTGGCAAGGTAAATTTCCTTTCTTTGGTTTTGTGCTTTACCTTACCGTCGTTGAACACCTTGGTAACAACGGTCATTGTAAATTCTTTCATCGTTTAGTTTTAAGTACAATTATTCTTCCTCGCCTACAGTGCCTTTGTTATCGTTTGTAAAGGCTTCGTCTACGGTTGCATTTTGTTCCATCTGAACTTTTCTATCCTTAAAATCTTTTTTTAGCAAGCTTGCCATCTGCATAACGTTTGCAGTTGCAGGGTAAGCGATACCCAAATTGTCGAGCATGGTTTTAATTGGCCCTTTGTATTCCTTTGCAATTTGATGCACCGTCATACCAAGTATCTTATCAACTAAACCGTTTCCAGTGTTTGGTGCTTCTGTTTTAATCTGCTTAACATCTTGTGCAGCCTTAATTCTTTTTTCAGCGTTGCTCGGAACCGTTGCACCACTCTGCTTGAGAATCCTTTCGTTTTCTCTTTTACGCAACTCAGCAGGTAGTGCATCCCTTTTTTTTAGCGCTATGGATAAATTGTCCGTCGGGGGAACTGTTCCAAATCTGGACAGTTGATTCTGCTCCACCGTACGCCCCGTAGATACGATGGATTGTGTTAAAGGGTTTTTTCCATGGGTTGCCATAACTCGGTTCCGCATTGTCAAGCCGAGTGACTGGTTTACGTGTACCATCGCCGATGCGATTGCACTTTTAATCTTTGGTGCCTGCACTTCCCCTCTATCGTGCAAGGATTGTGCTTCGTTAAAGGCAAGTTGTAAGTAATCTTCAAGAACTTTTTTTGACATTTTTAAATCTTAATTAGGTTATGAAATAGGGGATGCAACTTCCCTCGGGCAAATACAAGAACCTTCGGACCACAACTACATCCCCTTTGACATTATTTTTCTTTTCTCGGTTTAAATACTATGTACGTAAGAAACAAAATAAATATATAAATCAAAATACGGAACCCGACCTGCAGGTTTAATCCGAATACGTTTGTAGCTTCCAATGTTATTATCATTGCAATAGAAATTAAAGCAGGTATAATTCTTCCTATCCATGCAAAAACTGTTCTCGGTGTATTGGTACCACTACCAGTAAGAACACCATGCGAAGCAAAACCTTCCTTTCTGTCTGGAATCAAAATATCAATCACAGTCATAAGCACACGCAGCAAAGAATAAGATTGCCAATTCGGGAACGCTCTTGTAACTAATTCGTAAAGGATTGTAAGAAGGAAAATGTAGTTGTCGTTTAACCATGCAAACACATCATTAACAACTTCGTTTCCAGTCTGTGCTTGCAGGCTAAAAGCGAACACCAGTGCAACAAATAATAATAGGGATTTTTTCATGATAAAAGGTTTTAAAGTTTAAAAAATCGGTGGTTGTATTCAACAAACAACCACGCGATTCCTAATAAACAATTATGTAAGATCGTGATAAAGATATAGATAATTTATTAATGTTACAAAGACGAACTCCGACGCTTGCCTTTTTTCGTTTTAATTAGGTGGAAAATCATTCTCATCATAACCATATCGGCATAGTCTGGAGACCTACCAAGCACTGGAGTAATTTCATCCTTCCGATTGATACGCAGTTGTCCTCGGTGGTTTGGCTCTCGGCGTTCTATGCTATTTAGTTCCTCCAAAATCATATCCTTTAGCTTGTCATCGCCTATGTCAAAAAACATTTCGTAATTATTGAAATACTTTCTTAGCAGATAGTAACATTGTGTTCGCAGGTTTTCATAATCCTGCTTCTCTCCGTCTACTGGTATTGCCTTGCTTCCGTTTCTAAAGTTGTAAGCACTTTTTAAAAACCCTTTAAGGAAACCACCTACACCATCGGCATCGTAACAGATGTTAGATTGTGGCACTTGATGTTCTTGTGCTGCAAGTTTAATCTGTCGCAGCACTTCGTCTCCCATGCTTTTTGCAAACGTACGCACTTCAATTAAACGTAGGCCACTCCATATTCCAATTACAAACTTATCGCTCCCCTCAAATGCAATATCTGCACTAATAAATTTCTTACCAAAGTTTACAAACGTATTACTGAAACTGTCCACGAGTGTTGCATAATCGTATAGCTTTTGCTTATTGGCGTCGTAGTTGATCCACCTACCTTTTAGAAGTTGCTCTTGCAGGGTTTCATCTTGAGCAAGTAGGTTCGCCTTATAACTTGGATCTTGCTTTAAAAGAATTTGATTATCGTCCAGTGTACCTGCGATAAACGTTATACTCTTAATCATATCTTGGTCGTAGTCCATTGCAACTTCGTAAGGCAGTTGCTCAATTACTTCCATGGAACTATCCCCCCAAATTAATTTCTGTTTAAAGCGTGTAAAGTATCTAATCTTTCCTTGCCTTTCGGGTATCGGGTAGGCACTTAGTTTTTCATCAAAGTAATCGTCTGGGTACAACCACCACTGGATAAGATTTTTAACCCATCCTTGACCTTGCGGATTTGTAGTTGCATGAGTAAACGGTTTGACTCCACAAGTGGAACGGTTTCTGGTTAGCATATACCAAAACTGCGATTCCAAAAAGTGTGTCAACTCATCGTAACCTAACATTGGAATTTCTGCACCTTGCCAACTCAGCACATCTTTGTCGTACTGCAGGTGTCCGAACTTTACCTTGTTACTATTTCCAAATATCCAACTCGCCTTATGCGACAACGGTCTCGGGCGTAGGTTGTTAACTATAAAGTTTGTATAAAGTTGCTTAGACTTATCCCAAAGACCACCTTCGTTCTTTACTGCAGGCATGGTACGACGGAAAGTTACTGCACCGAAGTCTGGAACCTTTATGTAACGCAGCGGAGACAGAAGCAGTACAAAACTTTTTCCAACACCTGCAGCACCACCACCGATAACAATGTCGGCAGGCGATGCACAGAAATTAGTTTGGAATCCTTTTTGTGGTTGTATAATTTGCTTAGTCAAAGAATAGATTTAACCAGTTAAGATTTTCATTATAGTATAAATAAAACCAGAACCAAGTAAGACGCCTAAACTTCCACCTATCATTGCACCCCTGCAACCACCAAGCGAATCATCTACATCTGGATTCGGTATTGGTTCGGTGTCGATTGTATCGTCTGCATTGTCTGCCAATTCTTCAAAGTAGTCTGCAGGTTTTTTGTCTGCGAAGTTGGTAGTTACCAAACCGTTTCCAGTTGCTGCGTCTTTGCCTTCAATGTTTAGGTCTTCGGCATCCTTTATCATAATTTCTTTTAGTTCCTCGCAGCTTGGTAGCCTGCCTTCGTGTTCTAAGAACCACTGTTGAATCAACATGATCAATCCAGATACGTGTGGCGCTGCCATACTTGTTCCTTCTGCTTTTCGGTAGTCTCCATCTATCCAAGTGGAACTAATTGCTACACCTGCAGCCACGCAAAACAAATCCACTCCGCGATTGCTAAACCATGCAAGCACTTTGTTCGCGTCTATTGCACCAACGGAAAACACTCTCGGATGGGATGCAGGAAAACTCAACTCGTCTGCATTTTCATTACCACTTGCAAAGACCATCGGGATATGATTTTGGTATGCAAGTTCCACGGCTTCTGCAATACGGTTGTCCCATTTCGGAGCACCGAGGGATCCATTTATCACAGTACAACCAACTTCAATACACCATTCCATTCCCTCTGCGACACTGGTGCTATTTCCAAATCCCAGGTGCAACACCTTTGCGATTGCAGCTTTGCCATCTGGAGCGACACCGACGTAACCTTTTCCATTCTTTTGCATAACAATAGTTCCCCGAACGTGTGTACCATGCCCGTCGCCATCGGTTACATCTGGTCCAATGAAATGCTTTGCTTCCACATCATCATCTAAATCTGGATGCCCTTCAAAGAAACCAGTATCTAATATTCCAACCTTGGTTCCCTTTCCAGTTAGTGTTTGGTGTACGTTGTGCAGGTTCATCATAAGCGTGTTCCAATCGTACACATCGGAACTAAATGCTCTGCGATAAATTGGTGTCTTTGACACCCGAAAGCTACTTGGTAGCCTAAAAATATTCTCTTCCATGTTTTTTGAATTTTAGGCAAGATAAAAAAAAAGGCTCATAGATGCGAGCCATGCCTTAGTCGGTAGGTGTTTCTGATTGTGTTGGTGGTGGTGTTTTGTCCGTTGGACTACTTACAATTCCCATCGCTTTGTGTATGTCTCCAATGCTATTAATCTCTCGCAGGTGTGCAGACTGTTCCGCTATTTCCAGTAGTCGTTTACGTGTGCAAAGGTTTGCTTTGTTTTGCTCTGCCATTAGTTGGATAACTTCCTTGGAATGGTAATCGCTAACCAGTACATTAAACGAGCACACTCTTTTCAGTTTGTACTGGTCAGCAAACTGCACCAGTTCGTCCAGTGTGGTTGCTGCAATAAATACTCCATCGGTGTAAATCATAATAGGGTTTTAAATTATTAGTGCTTCTATAATTATAGGGTAAGCTTCGTCATATTCCCATCCATGATATAATACCCCTCCATCTCCAAATACGATTATAAAATTTTCTTCCTTATAAGTATTCTCTTGGAGAAGCCTGAGCCTACCTTCCTCTTGAATGATTCCTTCTTTGAAAAGAAAGTTTATCATAAATGTGTTTCTCTTTCTGCCTATTGCTTTTTGTTCTGGTTGTATCCCTTCCATTTTACTTTTGCTTTTCATAATAAGTCGAATTGATACTTGTTCTTAAGAATGAATTGCTTGGTAATATTTTTGATGTGCTTTTTTAGGTTGTCGGTGTACTTTACTTTTGCATCTAAAAACATTAACGGAATGAAACCCCTGCTTGATTTAAAACCATGTCGCAGGTGTGCAATACCTACCGTATTGTCATCATGGATGCAAAGGTAAAAGCTGACTCCGTTGTGGTTGTAACTGTTTAGCGTCATGCGTGTAGTGCCATCGTCTTTCCATTCCCAGTCTTTACATAAGTTTTCTATGAGCAGAAACCAAAGTTGTTTCTTAGTTGGTGGTTCGGTAAATAAAGTTTGATCTTTCATTGTGTTGTGGTTTTATTTGTAATCAATTTTAATTATAATTTTTGCATCTGGTTTGTTTACTGCCTGCCTCCATGCTGCCCTATCAATGGTAAGCGTTTTTAGTTTGCTGCTTGGTGTGACGTATGCCTTAACTGCATAGATTCCTTTCTTACTGCACCCCCATTTACTAAACGGTTCGTCTGCATAACCTTTCCAAGTTTCGTACAGTTTACCGTCCACGAATATTTGTACGGTGGTTCGTGGTATTGGTTTGCTAACTGGTTGCACCTGCTTAACTGGTGTCGGTGCAGGTGGTAAGGTTTGGATATAAAAATAAGCTACGGAAGCAGGCATTGCAAATGAGAATAGTAGTTTTAAAATCAGTGCTCTAATTCTTTTTCTTTGTTGTCGTTTTGTTGCGTACATTCTTAGTCGTTTTAGGTTTATTAGTATCAGTTTTTTTCTTTCGTGTAACAGTCTTTTTTTTACGTGTGGTACTTGGTGTCGCTTTGTCTTTTACTTTGGCAGGTGGTGCAACCTTGTCTCTGTGGTTGTCGGGCAGCATAAGCACCACTTGAGCATCGTTACCACCTGCACCAGTAACCTCAACATCACCGTCGGGGCTTACCTGCTTTATCTTGGTGGTAATTAATGCAAGCAGTTTGTTTCGTTCTTGGATGCACCACTTAATTACTTCCATGTACTTAGTCATTCCAAGGTTAGCTTTCTTGATTTGCTTTTGGTTTGTTTTTTCACTGGTCGTAACAAGCTGACTCGGTTCGCCTTGCTTACCTGCTTGCATTTGCTTATTGATTTTCTTGGTCTGCTCAACATTAACCAACTCTTCCTTACTGCGTTCCCATTCTGTCCATGCTTCCATTTCCATTCGGTCAAGCTTTGCAAGTTGTTGCGCAATGTGTTCGTCCTTGTCAATACCGAGTGAATCCACTGCTTGTTTACGTGCAGCTTTGACGTCCTTGAAAACCTGCGACCTGCTTAATGTGTAACCAAGCCCACGAGCGTTTAAAAAATCGGCGATCTCTCCGTAACTCAAATGTGAGTTATGCAGGTTCCAGATAATTTTACGGTCGTGTATAATTTCTTCGGGTGTTCGTTTATGGTGCTTAGCCCTTCCCATAATTTTTTATTCTTCTTCGTTTACAATTTGCCCATCCCTAAAAACGTGGTACGTTCTTGTTCCGCGATTATAAGAACCGATGTACTGGTGTGCGATTGCCTTATGCGTTGGAACGAAACTGGTGTACGTACGCAGGGTAATAGTATCTTCCATTATGCCATCGTACCTTTCCAGTAGATAGATTGTTGGTGTACCATTTACCACTCCGATACTTAGTACCTCGGTGTGATTAGGAACTAAAATTTGTTGAATCGTTTTTCCGTTCAGCGTATGGTTTCTAATTACTTTCTTAGCCATCGGTTTACTGTTTAGTTATATAAAGTTAGGAAATTAAAATTTAAGGCAACCAACGTCCACGAACGGAGGGTAATTCTTTGCAGTGTATGCAACTACTAAGCATCCATTTTTATCTAAGTAGTAAGCGTACTTTTTAACGGTGTGGCCTATTAGGCTATAGCGATGTCGATTATGCCTTACAAGAAACACATAGTCGTCCTCTTCGTCGCTTAGCAGTTGTATCACGTTCCTTGGTAGGTTTACCAGTTTAGCAATAACAGTTCGCTTCTTATCCATGGCTTCCATTATAAGTTTACAGTTCGGTCGGTGTGCTGCTATACTTATGCTTTGAAATTTACTGCTTTGTTTTACACTGGTAACAAACAACTTTCGTTCCATCGCAAGTACTTGCAAGTACTTGCGATTAATGTACCACAATCCAGTAATCGGTACGGTGTTTTTTTGTATCGGCATCTTCAATTTACTTCTTTGCACTCTCTCCAAGGTAACTAATAAGTTCATAATCGTGTTGCGTTTTATTCCACGTTGGTTTAATCTATTTTTCTTTTGCTTACATCGAAACACTTCCTGCATCTGGAACAAGATCCGTCAATGCTACCTTCTTTCCTACCAGTTGTTAGTTCGCAATGTACGGTGTCTGGAATGGTGTGGAATTGTCTCGTTTCAATATAGCTATCAAAGAACAACACATCAATCATTTTCAGTACCTCTTTGTTAACCTTTTCTTTCTTGCTCATCTGGTATGAAAAGAAATAGTTTGTACTTAGCTTTTCCATGTCCATCCATATCCAGTAATTCATTACACTGGTTCGGTCTAAAGAAATGTGAATGTGTTTGTTGTTGTCGTGCTTAATTAGTGCAGCCATATCCAGTCTGCGAGTAACAATCCAAAGCACAATGTCTGGTCTAATTTTACTTATGTAATTGATTGCTTGAACTGCTTCTGGAAATAGGTCGCCACCTCCATTCCATCTAAGGTAGGTGCATCGGTTGTTATCGTACTCCCTTATTACTTTCCTTGCCATTTTTTTCGGTGCTACTTTAAAGGCATTAAGTGTTCGTAGTTGTTTACGCAGTGCAGCATCCCAAGAACTTGCTCCGACTGCATAGTAGCAAGTCTTTATACAAACCTTAGTCGGCCTGCAAGTACCTGCTATCGGAAAGTTAAGCGAGTGTCCAGTTACTTTGTTATGGCTAAGCACCTGCTCATCATCGCCGAGTAGGTCTTTATAGTTCTCGGCGATGGAATTGGTTTTCTTAATTAGGTTCTTTACTACCATTCTTCTTGATCTTTTTGCTTGGTGTAGAATGCTCTGACGCTATCGCTTAGTTCATCAAGCTTTGTATCAATACTAAGGTTATCGTCTTCCCATTTACTGGTTAAAGATAAAAGGAATGCAATGCCTGCAATGTAATCGGATTGCATCTGCATATAAGTTCCAATTTCTATATCTGTTCTACCAATTATTTCAAGGTAAGCTTCAAACCATTTTTTTACATCGGTGTTGTTTGTCTGGACTATTTTGTCCATCAGTGGTGTGCTTGACATTATTTTATTTTTAAGTTATAAAGTATATCGTAAAACTGATCATAGGTAAGTGTACCACCGTTAAGCAGGTACACAAAGTATAAAGCCTTTGTCTTGTGTGAGCAAGTTACAAGTTTAGTAGCGTTCTCATCACTGCTACTATAAACTTCCCATTGTTCGTTTTCTTTATTTTGTACTATTTCCATAAGTTATTCTTCTTCGGTTTGAATTAAAAAATCTATCTCCTTTACAAAACATAGTTCAATTGGTACTGCATCTTCTATTTCGTCCAGTGGAATTGCAACTACGTGTCCTGCTCCTTGGTTTAATTGTATTGGATTGTCTGGACCTAAAATTACAACAAAGTCATCGGGCACTGTTATTTCCTTAATAGGTTCGTATGCCTGATTCCTTTCTTCGTCAACCTTGGTTTTGCTGATTAATACTTTACCGTTGGTGCTACCATCGTAACCCTTATGGGTGTAGCTAATATCTACTTGAACGTGTGGCTCTAACTTCGAATTAATAAAGCTTTCTTCTTCTGGAAAGTATACTTCTGTTACTATTCCATTATTTACTGTAAGACTTGTTCCTTTTGGTAGTAAGGTCAAGTCTACCTTTTTATTTTTAAGTTGGTTGTTTAATAGTTGCACTATTATTTTCTTTACACCGTTACTCATTCTTCTTCGTTTAAATTGTTAATTAATATTTCCATGTTAGGTTCTCCATTCGGGTAGGTTGCAAGTCGTGTCACTTCTTCGATCCATCCTTCGCAAGTACCACTAAGTTCTTCCAATGGTTCTACTTTTATTTCTCCATCGTGCAGGTTCATTTCATAACCCCATTCGGAAAGCATACTTCTTATTTCAAAAGCGAATCGTTTAATGCTTGCTCCTGCGTCGGCTATTGTTAAGGCAGCATCTTGGAACCCTATGCTTGAGTTGTTAACTGCTTCCATAAATTGTCGTCGCCTAAGACGAAGCTTTTTTGTTTTGGCTAACCAGTTAAGCTTCCATATAAAAACTTGTGCAGCGTGGTCGTCTTGCTCCCATGCAAGCTTGTCCAGTTTCTTTCGCCTGCGTTTATTATAGCGTGCTTTGTTGTACCACTTATTCGTTCGTATTGGTTGCATGGTTTAGCTTTTTTAATTCTTGGTTGCAATATTGCATTCGGCTAAGTCGGTCAGATTGTAACCAGTGGTGTTCTTTACAAGTAAACGGAGCATCTTTAAACCATAAATGGAAGAACGGAAAATAATGGTTCTTTGTAGGTAAATTCATTTTCGTTGCTCTGCCCGTATGGCAATAATAAAAAGCAACCTTTGACCAGTAACACAGACCTCTATCAATTATAGATTCGTTTAGCTTTCTGTGTATGAATTTAATCGCTTTTATTTTTTCCTGCGTGGTAAAGCAGTTATATAATTCTTGTTCACTCATAATCTCTTTTTGTTATTAGGTGGTGGTAAGGTACTCCGACTAAAGTTAGTTTCAATTTTTCCTGGTCGGTCATTGCATCCATGCGCATTTCTTTATCTTGAATTTCCTGCTCGTCCATGTTGGTGCAGTTAATACATTCGGCTTTTTGGTCGTGTGGTATCGCAGTCATTGTTACGTGTGCTCCCATTGTTCTTCCGAGGTGTGCAATCATGTTCGCATGGTACACGCAGCAATCCACTGGGCCACTTGGATAGTGAACCGTCAATGCTGCTTGGTGCTTTGTTTCTACTCTGTATTTTTTAAATTTATTAAGTGCTTGCTTGTAAGCCTGCTCAGCGATATTTAGTTTATCTCTGATACGGTCTGCTTCACGTTTTGCAGTTTCCATTTCTGCTTGAAAATCTTTTAGGTTTTTACTTCGCATGGTAGTCGATTAATTGTTTTAAAGTTTTAAATATAAATTTCTTTCCTCGTAACGGTGTAGGTATTTTCATGAACTTTGCAACTCTGTAGAATGCGTTATTGTTTTTCATAAATATCATGTGGCCTGCACACTGCAAAGTCTTGTTCGTTTTGTGGCAAGTGAAACTGTCCTGCTTGCATATATCAGTAATGCGTTCGGCGTTTAATTTAATAGCCTTCCCATCGTTTCTGAACGGACAGTTGTTGCAGGGTTTAATCTGATGTGGCAACTTCATAATCTTAGTTTGGTTTAATAAAAATGCGAGGAACAAATTAATGTCCCTCGCCTTGGAAATCGGTCTACGTCTTATCCCCTAAGACATCCCTATTTTTATTTCGCTTTGTGCAAATATCCACTTCCCTTCTTGCATATCATTTGTTCCAATTACTGTGATGCCTTTGTAGGTTAAAACACTTGAAAGAATATTATTATTTTTCTCCATCCATGTGGCATTCTTAGCTAATTCAATTTGAAAATTTACCTTGTCTTTTATGTTGCAAATAATCAAGTCGGGTTCGGCGTGTGTAAGGTTTATAAATTGAGCATACATTCTGTGAAATGTTTCCTCGTTCAGTGGTAACAACATTGTTCGTTCCATTAATTAAGTTTTAAGTATAAAGTTTTGATTCGTACTGCAGCCATGTTTCCGTTTACTGGTGATCGCCCCCAACTGGTAAGCTTTTTTATTAGGCCGTTGGAGTTTAGAACTTTCAGTGCTTTGTAGGTTTCGTCATTTATTTTTTGCTCTCTATGTAGTCGGGCAATCTGTAAAGCTATATCGCCACTTCGTTCTTCTGGAAACACCTGCAGTCGATTTAACTGCAGGCGTATTCCTTTTTGTTGCTTAAACCTTTTTATTCCCATCGGTTTGTGGAATTGGTTTTTGAAGTTTGTTCAGTTGTGCTTTGTAATCTTTAGCCATATCATAATGGACTCTTGCTCGCTTGCTTAGCTTAGCAGAGATTCTATCATGCTTGACAATTAGGTTTTGCAGGTTAGTAATTTCAACCTCTGTTGGTTGCACTGGTGTTTGATCTTTCATAAAATATTGTTTATAAAGTAAATAATAAAATCAATGTTTATCGACCTTGTAAGCGATTGTTCCACGTGGAACATACCAAAGGTCAGTCCATCAGTTTAAGTTGCTGAGGGTATTGCACTAAGCTTTCAGCGACTTTTAAAATCGCATCGCTTCGCTGCTTTAGGCTCTTAGCATATTCCAACACCTTACGGTAATCTCGTTCGATGTAATAGCCTTTTGAACTGCTTACCAAGTTGTTCACTAAATGGTTTATTCGTATGTAGTTTATAATTTTTCTTACTCGGCTTCCATGTACTTTCTTTCTGTACTTTAATAGCAGGTAATCAGAAATATATTTTGCAGTCACTGCATTATGTTTTCCAATTTTGCTTTGTAGCTTTTCGGCAAGGTGGTTCGCCATTTCAATTTCATGGCTGCTCAGTGGTTTGGTTTGTTTCTCGAATCCTTTGATCATCTATAATCGGTTTAAAGGTTTTAATGATTTGTTCGTGAATGTATTTAATAGCAAGGCCAAAGTTTTCAAACTTGCTACCTGCTTCAATACGTTGTGCAACTGGTGTTCCGACCTGCACAATTTCGGCATCGTATAGCTTTACGATTTCCTTGTTCTCGAATGGTTCTCCGTATGCTACAAGCACACTATCTTTCAGTAAAGGTTTAAGCCTTGTCGGGTCAATTATATCTGTGACCTTTGGACTAATTTTGTCTACTTGTTCTGCAGGGTATCGGAAGATCATTACACCATGCAATTCGTTATAAAAAAATTCCACTGCATGAGTTTTTTCAAGCAGATAAAAAAGCATCTTAATAACTTTTAATTTGTCGGGTGCTTGGTCTCCAGTTATAAAAAATGTTTTACTCATGTTTGGTATATTTTCTTAAAGAATTTCCAATTAATTTTTACGTCTGGCCTGCCATCTTTTTTTCGATTAAAGGTACAAATACTGTCTCCCCATTTTGCGACCATACGCTTGCTCATTTCTTCTTCTATCCCACTTTTGTAGGTGTCGTCTAAGCCACCTGCGTTCGTTCCGTTGGCAGGTGTATCAAAAGCAAACCTATCTATCAGCATCGACTTGTATCCGTTGCTTAAAACTTGCAAGGTCATGTCCCTATCAATTTTTAGTTTAAGGGTTTCGTCAAACTGCAGGTACTTAAAAAGTTCTACTCGGTTGCACACTACACAATCGCAGTAAGAATAATATCTATATTGCTTCTTTGCACTCCATGCGAATTGCTTGTAGTTTAAACCTGCTTGTCCAATATCTTTTTGGTTGTAAAAATATGGCTCAGCTTTGGCGAGATCTTCCAAGGAAATTTTTTTCGCTTTTCCATTTATGTATTCCCATAAGGTTACATCATCGTCTATGCTCCAGTACCAAAATTCTTTATCCCTTACTGCACGCTCTCGCATAACGTTGCGAACATAACTTAATCCTTGATTAGATTTTTGTAGCACAACGTATTCCAGTTTCGGAAACGTTTTTTTGTAAGCAGGGTATTCTTCTTTTTCTACGAATACCAAGTGCTTCATTTTTTTTGCTTTGGTATTTAGTTCCGTTAGAATTTTACTATCCCCTGCTCTGCCTTTGCTTGGTATGTAAATTGGAAATAATGGTTTCGTTCCATTCATAATGTTAGTCGTTTAATTTTGATCCTAATTTTCTATTCTTAGCACGCTCCAGTTCTTCGGCTGCAGTGCCACAATTTATCATGTTCTTTCGGTAGTACATAACCAAAGAAACTCGCGTTGCGTTTGGAGTAACTTTTTTAATCGGCGTGTTGCCATGCCATTCGTGGACGTCCATTAAAAGTAAGTCTCCATTCTGTAAATCAAAACCTACACCCCAACGTACAAGCACCAAATGACCACCAGTATATTTTCCTCCACGCATTGCAACCAAGTTCCCAAAACCTTGTTCGTAATCTCCTGCATCTTTATGAACTGCAGTCTGCCAATTCTTGTTCACTGTTACGGTTGTAAAGGCAGTGTTCGGAATAATAAAATCTTTACTGGTGTTATCTGCTTCCATGCGTTGCAAAGCATAATTATCTGGAATCAATTCTTTGTAGTATTCGTCTACTAATTTTATAATCGGGTATGCCTTTTTAAACTTGTCGGTTTCCTTTGCATTAAATGCAGTCTGTCTGCAGTTGGGGTGCCTTGTACTTCTATCCATGTAACCTACCACTCCACTATTAACTGGAGTCGCTCGTACTTGTTTACTAAGCTTTCCATTTTTTAGTATCGGTCTAAATCGCAGGTTGCCTTCTTTCATAACCATGCCTTTACTTCCCATAGTTTTTAAAAAGTCTTGGATTTTTTCTTTGTCGTCTATGCCTGCAGCCATTCCACGATTATCATTTAAGCGTGCAACTTCTTTTAGGTTTTCGTACGCTGCTTTTTGCATCCATGTAGGAATTACATCTTTGCGAAACTTAGCAAGCAGTTTACCAGTGTCGGCACAAAAAATATCGGCATCCGTTTCGATTAATAACCTGCAATCTTTTTGCTGCAATAGCTTACCTCCATACTGGTTGCTTTGCTCTACAGTCATAATCGGTTTCTGTTTTACAACTTTCAACATCTACTTTACTTTTTTAATGTTCTTTACCATCCACATCATCGCTACATAAATCGTATCGGAAATATTTTTGGTTTCAAATTTCTGCTGCAGCTTTGCGCTCGCTTCTCGCAGCATTGGTTCGGTGTCGGTGTTGTAAAAAAGTTGGATCATCTTTACGTGGCTCGGCTCAGTTTCTTTTGGGTAATCGTAACCACCTTCCGCACCTTCTGCACCTGCACCATTTTCGCCACCTTCAAAACCTGCATCGGGAAATTTAATGTCTGGAAATTCCATACCAAAATCCATCGCAACATTCCAATCGATTAAATCTTTATCCCACAATCCAATATCGTAGTTGTCTGCATATACAAAGCGCTCTTTTTTTTCCTTGCTCAGTTTGGCTGCATCTTTTAGATATTTTTTTGGTATGGTTTTCCATTCCAATAATTTTATGGCTGCATAACGTTTGTTTCCTCCGAGGATTAAATTGTTATCGCTGCTATCGTAGATAATCGGACGCAGTTCTAAGAACTCGGGGTCACGTTTTATCTTTTCTGCAAGGTCTATAATTTTTTGCGTACTCTTTGCAGGAAAAGGATTGTTCGGATGTGGTGTTAAGTCTGCTAATTTCATTTTCTAATTTTTAAATGATTCTCCATTTTCTTTTTACTAACGATTGTAAAACTACCAACGATTTCATTTTTCTTAATTGCTAAGATTAATGGATGTGGTGGTTTATGAAATGTCATTGTGCAGTGCCAAACTTTTCCAGTAAAAAGTACAAGCAAGCGTTCCCAAAAAGTTAGCTTCCAACAAGTAATCATTTCACCACCACTGGTCGGAGAAAGATAGGCAGGTAAATTTCCATACTCTGGTTGGTCCTTTCCAAAAGTTTTATTCTGTTCCTTGAACGGTATCGGCTTCATTGTTTTTAATTTTGTTTAATCGGTTAGTTAATTCTTTTAAATCAATTTCTTCTTCCCACAATGGTTGCTCCCTTAACATTCGGTCAAGTGCAGTTGTCCAAAGGACGAACAAGAAAATCGATATTAGTATGCAGCACCAAGTCGGAAGGTTGAAAACCTTAACGGTGCAAATTAATGCAAGCGTCAAAGCGAATGGCATCTTCCTTGGAATAAATTCTCTCGGTACTATATAAATTCTTTTCATTACGTTTTTAACTTTCATCTTAATGATAATTGATTTATCCAACTTGCTATACTGTTAAGCGTTTCTTTCATGGTCTGAATGTAAAACTTTGTACCACTAACTTTCCCGTCCAGTTGTGCAGCATACAAAACATCTGTTCGGCTTGCTCGCTTATCGGCTGCACTCATTAATGCAACTTTTGCTTTTAACTTCTTAACTACAATTTCATCTTCTCTTATGCTGCTTGCAAGTTCTGCAAGTTGCAAACTTATGTAAGCACGCAGTTCCAAAAGTTCTTCTAAGTTATCGGTATGTCTATTCCATTTCGCATAGTGTAGTAAAGCATCGTCGAGGTTACTAAATTTCTTTTTCGTTTTATTTTTCTTCATCCAACCAACAATCTTTTATTACACGCTGACCAAGTGTTGCATCAAACAAATCGTGCTTCAAATATTTTGTTAGTTCTCGGTAATCGGAATTGGAATATTCTACAGTCGGAAAACTCTGTGCAGCATGGTCATACTTTAACCAACTATACAAAGTCTTTTGACTTTCGTTATGTCCAAGTCCGCTTGCGTGCTTTAGGTTATAAACATCTGGAATGCTAATCATGTTCATATCTCCAGGTCGTTTCGTTATTTCAAACAATCCTTTTGTTTCACTTGCTCCAACTTTATGTGCTCGTTTTGTTACACCTGCAAAGGTGGTTCCATCGTGGCAGTTCCTGCAAGTTGGTTGCAAAAACAATTCCATCCCCTCTGGGGATCTTAAATCTGTAAACTTAATTTCACCACGCAACGCTTTCTGATATGGTGCTTCGGTGGTTACAAACATCTGTTCAGTAATTCCAATTCCAACTGCAACCGATTCGTCGGTAACGTACTTTAATTTAAAAGCCTTATAGGCAAGGTCGTTGAAGTACGGAATGCTTCTAAGTTCTGGAACAAGGCTCGCTTGACTGTGAGCGTCAAAGGCTGCGAACACCTGCGTATAAACTCCCTTCCAACCTTTGGCATTATTCGGGTTAAATTTAATTAAGCTATCTCGGTCTACATTTTTATTTAATCCATTTATTCCAAGTCCACCATGCGTTAAGGCATTATCGTTCCATGCAAGGTTTGTAAAATCCGGTGTTCCGTTTTTCTGTACATCAATTTTTATGTCTGGTAAATACTTTGCAATGTACTTATCAAATTCCCTTCGCTTACCAATAGGAAAAGGCTTCAAGCTGAATCCACTTTTTTCTACATCGTGGCAGGTAGTACAAGCACCATGCTGAGCGTTCGGAGCGTGCAGTGCTAAGAATCCAAAAGTTGCTGCAGCTTGGTAATCATAAACTGGAATGGGAGAATCAAACGGGATGTCTGAAATGTTTGTTGGTAGTGGGTCTGGATGATCTAAGTTCCGATAATGTTCTTCGGTTTGTAAGTCTCCCATCACTAAAGTAATTGCACTTATAAAAAGTGTGAATAATAAATACTTCATTGTGAATTAATTTATAGGTTATTTAAAAAATCAATTTGCTTAATAGTTTGCTTTGCATTCGGGTTTAAAACGTAACCCATAATGTCCATGAACCGTACTGGTAACTTCATCCAAAAAGGTTTTGCAGGTTGCAATTCCTGCAGGCTTTTACTTTGGTTTATATGTAAAACCTTAAAGCCTTGTTCCCTATTGTGATCTTGTACGGTGTAAATCTTTTCTCGTAGCTTAAATGTATCGTCTACTTTGGGTAAAGGTAATCTTAAGGCTGCATCGTTTTTCAGCTTCATGACAGTGTTTTTATTTGTTAGTTATGTAATCACCCATAAGGTAAATTAAAGCCTTTGCATCGTCGTCTATTTTTTGATTCTCTTTTAGCTTTTGTAAACCTACATCGAACAATTCCCTATCTTCTTTTGTAAACACTACAAGCAGGTGTGAAAATTCTTCATCGTCTGGGTTGTTATTCTTATTCGTATTGGTGGTTTTGGTTTCCTTGCCTTTGGCTTTCTTCTCGCCTTTGGTTTGCTTTGGTGGTACATCGTCAAACATAAAATCAAAACTTGAAATGGAATCAAACTGCAGGTTGTTTTCTATCCATGTATCATCAAAGGTATCTGCAAAATTTGTCAGTCCTGCCTTGGTTACTTTTCCGTAATTAGATTTAATGAGTAGCAATCTTTTCTTTGCTTGCTTTTCATTCTTTGCTTCAATAAGCAAGTACGGAATAATGTGTTTACCTGCAAAGGTTAGTTCCTCGCCATTGTAAACCATGTGTCGGGTATGTCCATCAAGCAGGTAGTAAGTTCCATCCTTTGGGTTCTTCCAAACGAAGCAGGGTAAAAAGTTTCCTTCGGTTTTTAAACTGCTCAAGCATTTCTGATATGCTTCTTCGGTTACGGTGGTAAGGTTTTCTTGGAACGGCTGCACCTTCCGATAATCTAAATTTACTTTCTTAGTGTTGTGTAATTTAATATCCATGTTTAGTTTTTCATAAACATAACAAATATTTCTATATCAGTCAACTAAAAAAAGGGACTGCGAATAAACCACTTTCGCAAATCCCTTTTATTAAACCTTAAAACTCAATTAAGAGCACGCACCAAAGTTAAGTAAATTATTTCTTCTTTTCAACTTTTGGTTGCCTGCGTTGCAGGGCTGCAATAGTTCGATCATTTATACCGTACACCAGTGTCGCAGCGTCTCGGGCGTGTTCGTTGGTCATCTTACCCCAACCAGTTAGCAATTCAAAGTCTGGTCGTTTTAATTTTGTAGGCATTGTTAAGCCTGCAACAACGCTCTTTCGTACGGTTGCCCTACTAAGGTTCATTTTTTTATTTATCGTGTCGTAGCGTTGTCGCCACGACGGATTCACTCTAAGCACGTTTGCACCTTTGGTCTTTAGTAAATCAATTACTTGGTTTGCATTCCCTCGGTTCTGTCCAACTCCCGACGCGTGTTTCATGGCAATACCAAAAGCAGATTTAATTTTCTGCATAGTTCCATGACTTACCACTGCACGACTACCAGTGTAAGGCCGTAGCAATTTTTCGATGTGGTAAAAGCTTCCATAAATTTTGCTATCCATGTTTGGATCTTCTACAAGAAAAACAATATTGTCGGCGTACTCTACACCAAGTAAATATTCTATCAGCTTCCAACTGCTCATGGTTTGTATGTCCACCAGTTTTTTATCTGGCAGGTAGTACCAAGCAACACCACTTATTTTTCCAACATCAATTCCAACTGCGAACTCAATTTGCATTTCCGTTAAGTTTATATTTTAAGTTTGTATCTAAGAACCAAGTAACATAAATTTCGTCTCCGTAAATATTATTCCCTTTCTTAATTTCCAATCGGTAAGTGCCTACACGTAAACCAGTTTCTAAACTAAGGGCTTTACTTACCCGATGTTTATAACACGTTACGTCTTCAAGGTTTGCATCGTCATAGTCTTGTTCAAAATATTCTTTTATGCTGCTATAAATCCACACGAATACAAACTCAGAAACATTTTCCATTGTGCTACTTAAAACTACATCGCATTTAAAATTCATCATAACCAGTTTTTAAAAATCCCTACTCGTAACTTTGCAACCATCTGACAAGGAAAGTAAAAACAAAGTTACTGAGCAAGGGGTTCGTATATGGCAATACGTAAATCTAAATTCTTCTATCCTTTCCAGTAAGGTTTATGAAGTTAAACATTTCATTGAAGATAGTTAAAGTTCTATCCCCATAAGTTGCTCCAATATCCTCTGGCGAAAGGTTGCTTGTAACGTGGTAAATTAATTCTTGATTCTGAAACGCATAGTAGCAATAATCAAAAACCATTTCCATCGGTGCAATTTTGTTTCCGTAAATAGAATACTCTAAGTACTCCCTGCCTACATCATCAAAACAGTAAGGTCGGTTTCTGTATTTGCGTAAACAACCAGTCGCTTCGGCATCAACCATTTCTTGGACAAGATCTCTCGTGCTAATTAATCTAAAGTTGGTTCCTTTGATTTTCACAACCTTTGTCCATTGCTCCAGTACACGCATAAGCAAAGTCTTTCCCCTGCCATACCCACCAAAGATATAAAAGCCTTTGAATAAATCATAGCTTCCGTCTTTACCAAGCAACCACAAAAGAATATCGGTTATTATTTTCTTATTGTATTTATCCACTTTGAAATCATAACACTGCAGTCGCGCAATATGCCAAAACAATTCTTTAGCTTCTTTAATTTCAATGTTACTTACAACTCGGTTCGTAGTGTATTGTTTTTTTCGCAGCTTGTTTATCAACTGCTCAATCCGTTTTTGTTCTTCTGCCTTGCTCATGGTGTTGTAATTAATTTTCCTTCGGCATCGTACTTGCTTGCAGCCTTATCGGTTGTTGCTGCACTGCCTTTTTTAAACTTGCCATTCTTGTAACCAGTAAAGATGCTATTTCGTACCTCGTTATACTTACTGTTCATCATCGTTGGTGTAAAGTAACGATCTTTAATCCACTTGTCCGCATACTTTACAAAGCTTGACAGGAATTGCTCAAAGATTTCCAGTAACTTTTTGTTCGTTACATCCTTGGTTTGTAAGCCTTGTTTTTTTGCGTGCCTGCGTTTTATCTTTTCTCGTAAATTTTTTAACTGCCTTAACTCAATAACTGTCCATTCTATGCCTGCGTAACCATGCGTCTTTCCGAATTGTTTTTTGTGAAATTTATCGAACAAGATTGCAGTGTCTTTACTGATATTAATTTTTACTTTACTGGAAGCAGAAGGTGTCTTTAGCACCTTTGCATCTTTAGTATTATTAGTTATTGGTTTAGTATAGTTATTAGTGGGGACGGGTTTCCCGTTTACGGAAAAGCCGTTTACGGAAAAGCCGTTTACGGGAATAGGATTTTCATGTACTACATAATCGTATCCATCAAAACGGTTGTTCTTATTGTACTTTTGGGTTCGTTGCAGGTATCCGTTCTTTACCAGTTCCACAACTCCACCACTGGTGCTATCCCTTCCATCCTTAGATACTTTTATTAACTGCTTAACAACTACTTCCCAGTCGTCGGGTTTAGTTAGCAGGTAAGCAAGAATCCCTTTTGCTTTCCAACTCAGTTTAGGGTTTTCGTAGGGAGCATTGTCAACGATTGAAAATTTATGTTCTCTCGCTGCCCTGCGTATGGTTTTCTTTGCCATTCGTTTATTGATTTTAAAGTTTAAGTAATTGGTTTCTTTTTAAATTCTTCAAGCTTGTAGTGTACCCACCTATCGGAGTATTGAAGTTTTCTTGCTACGTAGGTAAGTTCCTGCACGTTCGGATAACGTCCAACTTTCTTTTGCATAAATTCCAGGTACTTGTACCAAGCAAAAGCAGGTTTCCAATTCCTACTCTTAGCAAAGTTGTAATTCTTTATGAATTCCTGCACACGCATTTCGTTAACCAACGGAATAAGTTCTACACCTTTCAAGCCTTTCGGAATTGTACTAAGGTCAATAATCCGTTCTTCACCTTTAAGCTTTAACTTAAATTGTTTCGGCAAAGCTTTCTTATATTTCTTTCCTTTTAGTGTCCAGTTCCTATCTTGGTTTGGCATCCCATGTTCCATTACACAATTAGCGTGATCCAAAAGTACGTAGTTCTTTTTCCCTTCCAGTAACCTGCAGCCACGTCCGACCATCTGCAAAAATAATGCAAGGCTTTTTGTAGGTCGCACCAGTTGTACGCATTCAATGCAGGGTATGTCCGTTCCTTCGGTTGCAATTCCTACGTTAACCAGTACCTCAAATTCTTTGTTGTTAAACGCTTGAATTATTTTGTCTCGGTCTTTGCTTTTGCCGTCAACGTGTACTGCTTTAATTCCATTCGCATTGTACATATTTGCAATCGACTGAGAATGGTTTACATTAACTGCGAAAACTAAAGTTTGCAATCCCTTTGCGAACTTGGTTTTGTTTAGCAGTAAGTCGGCAGTAAGTTCGTTATTGTTCATCATCTCTGCTAACTGCTTGTTATTATAATCGCCACCAGTTATCCGAATGTTTTTAAAGTAGCTTTCGTCAATTGGGTTTATGTAACTCTTAGCAGGTACAATGAAACCAAGCTTTTCTAATTCCTTAATGCTTGGTCCACATTCCAGTTTATTGAACAAGTCTTGAAAGCCTACCCCGTTTCTTCGTACTGGTGTTGCAGTAACTCCAAGAATGTAGGCATCGGAATAGTGTGCAATTATTTTTCTGTAAGTTTCTGCAGTGCAATGATGTGCTTCGTCGAAAATAACAAGCTTTATGTCTGTAGGTTTTTGTCGCCTTGCAAGTGTTTGTATGGATGCAATCTGGTTGCGATAATCATAGCGAGGATTAAAACCTGCCATGATTATTCCACTATCAATTCCATATCCGTTTTGTAATTTCGTGTATGCCTGCGTGATTAATTCTTTACGATGTGCAACAACGAGCGTTCCATATTTTTTGTTGTGGCACCTTTTAATGATGTCGTTGAAGATAATTGTTTTACCACCACCAGTGGGAAGCTGAGCCATAACTTTTTTATGTTTGGCTAAGCTATTTAAAACTCTTGTCGACAAATCTGCTTGGTAAGGTCTTAAAGAATAATTCATAGTTAATTCATTTTGTGACTATCCTTTGGAACAAAAACGTGTCCCACATCTATTCCAGTTTCGTGTACCAAGTTAAGTCTAAAGGCAAGGTCAATTTCTGGATCTTGCTTTGCAAGAAATTTAACTACTTTAATTTTTTCCTCTATGGTAAGGTTGTTTCCACCTTTCCATTTTCCATGGAACTTAAAAAGGTTTAAAGCTTTAATTTCTTTTTTCTTTGCTCGTGTACGTAGTGCATCGTTAACTACCTGCATAAATAAATCTGCAGGCAGTTCAAGAAGTTGGTTTAATAATTCTTTCGGTGTCATTAATTAATTTTTAAAGTTGTTCTGAAAATATTTTTTCTAATTCGTAATCGGCTATTTTCTTAAGTAGCTTTTCGGCATACTTCTTGTCGGTTGCATAACCATTTTTTTTCAAGTGCTTAGCCCACCCCTCTAAAGTGGTTTGTTCAAAGCAAGATTTGTATCTTTTACCTTGCAGGAGTTTACTTTGCGCCCTCCAACTTTCCCATCCACCATTGTAGCATTTGAAAAAATCTTTATGGTCATCATCGTGGAAATTTTTGCAGTGACCTTTTGAACAAGTTGTGCTAAAACATTTTACTCCGAAATGGTTGTTGGTTGCTTTGCATAACTTGCTCCGACCTGCATCTGATTCCAAAATACCTTGAGCCATTTTTATTTCTGCAGGTATGCCATACTTCCGTTCCTCGGTAAGTGCAGTTTTCTTAAAAGCTTTTATGTACTTAACAACTGCAGGGTCTTTAACAAAATTACGCTTTGCAGGTGGTGCAGTGGTTGCCACTGGTGCAGCCTTTATTCGGTTAACAAAGGCAGCCTTTGCAGGTGGTTCGTTTATTTGCCCTTTATTTGAAGTCGCTTTTAGGTCGCTCACTGCATTCTTTTTGCTTTTTGGTGTATTACCCTCGTCTATGCTATAAACGACGGTAGGCGATTCGCTGCGTACACTTAGGTCGTCATTGTAGCAACTCTTAAACATAAACACTACAAGCAAGGCTGCAAGGCAGTAAGTAAGTAGCCGATACATAAAATGTTCTTCTCGTGTGCTTTGGTACTCCGAATGTTTAATTGTTTTCCATTCGTTGTTTGTAGTTTCAAAAGTGTTGTTCGAATTTTTCACTGGTGTAAATTTTGTAAATGGGTTCATGATAAATTGTGTTTTAAAATTTAGTAAATTAATTTAGAAATAAAATAGGGAGTTAGAATTATTTCCAACTCCCCTTGTAACTAATTTACTCATCGTATGTTTTAATCCATTCTGGTCGCAGGTAGTTTAAAGTCTGCGTGGATTTTGCAAATTCTAAAGTTAGTTTAATCCATTCCGATAGGTCAGCTTTTAAACCCTTGTATCGGTAGAAATTGCAGGTGCCGTAGTTAACTCGCAAACCGTACTTCTTTGTATTGTTAAGTTGAAATAAGTTGTAAACAACTTTATCGCATTCGGGCAATAAATAAAGATACGTTCTCCATTGCAGGCTATCTTCAAAATCTTTTGTACTCTGAGCGTACTTGCTTGTTTTATGTTCTTCGATAATTGTACCAACTAACATATCAACTTTGCTGCTCAACCTTACTTTGTAGTCACCAACATTTATCCATCCGTTAACCTTGCATTCCTTTACTCCGAATGGTACACGTTGCTCGTATGCAACAACGGTTTCCACTTGTTCGGCAGTAAAGATAATTTCGTTAGGCATAGACGCGTCAACAACCTTGTAAGATCCATCGCTCTGTAAATATTTTTCAGTTCCGTTCTGTAAAAGTAAATGGAAAGCAGAACCCAAAGTTAACTCAACTTTAGGTTCGTACTCACCTCGGATAGTTTTTAACACGTCTTCCTTCTTTATGAAACCGTTGTACAATTCCATTCTGTACTTGCGAACTGTTTCAAGAAGTGACGGTGTAATGTTAATCGCTTTCCTTGCCATAAATTATTCTTCTTCAATTTCTGGTGTGACTACAACTGCTTTTCGCTTCTTTGGCTTGGTTGCTTTTTTTGCAGTGGTTTTCTTTTTAGGATTGGCCTTCTTCTTCGGTACTGCTTTTTTCTTTGCAGTGGCTTTCTTTGCAGTGGCTTTCTTTGCTGCAGGCTTTTCGTTTACTGCCTGCTCTGCAGTTTGTGCAACCGATTCGTCAAGTACCATAACTTTATTTTCCTTGTCGTACGTGTAACCTTTAAGCTTTGCAAAATCAAAAAAGTAATAACCTAATTGTCGGCTCTTGTACTGGTCAACGTTTTCTGGAATTTCAAGTAGTGCCTGCGTGTATGCTTCGGCATCTTCTAATCCATCCCAATACATTTCAGCATACATGGAATTGAATTTTTCAAGTACCAAAGTTTTAACCTGCACCTTGTAAGTTGTCGGAAGTTTGTTAGCGTCAATTTCAATAGCAGTTAGTTCCTTAAAAGTTTCTGCCTGCTCAACTTGTGCTTTGTATTCGGCAACATCATTAATCGCACTTTTTTGTTCCTCGCTTATGCTGCTCATTTTTTCCTTTGCAATACGGATGCAGTTAGCAACAAATTCCAAATACTTTTCAGATTCGTAGTGTGGAATATTTAAACGCTTAAAGCCTGCAACGTTTTTTCCAAAGTGTGATTCCGTTGGATTAAAGTCAAGCGTTCTTTTGTTACCTTCTAAAAACAAGTAACCAAGCAGGTCGCAACTTTCTTTCAATACTTCCAAACTACCACCAGTCATTTTCGGTCTGTGCTTGCCATCTTTTTCCGTTGCATGACATACCACAACGATGTCCAAGTTAAAACCTTTAATCGTTCGTAGTAAAGTTTTGTATTCCTGCTTTAGTGCTCCGTAACCTTGCAAGGTTAAACCACCTGCAGAATTTCCATACTTCGGATTGTTGTGTATCAAGTACGGTGCAATGTGGTCATCAAGTAATGTACCACCAGTGTCAATCACAATGGTTTTAAATTCGTACTGGTCTACCAGTTGCAAAAACTTTCCAGAATCAATTAACTCCTTACAAGCTTCGTAACCAGTTTTCTTTAATTCCCCATCTTCAATTACACTGGTAAACTTAATACTCATTTTTCTACCAACTGCACGCTCCAGTCCATCATCAAAATCTAAATGCAATGGGTTGTTTGCCGTAAATGACAACGAAGTTTTTCCACTTCCAGGTTGTCCATAAATTACCGTTATTGTATTCTTCGGCGGAATCGGTTCGGACGGTGCAATAAGTTGCAAACCGTCAATCTTAAAGTCTGTCATAATTGTTTTGTAAAATGTTTAGTTTAAAAAATTAATTGTTAGTCGCATATACGTAACCATCATATCTTCGGTACGCAGTAATTCTTCTTCGGTTGTTTCAAGTCGTTTTAAATTTTCCATTTCTTTTGCTGCACGTAGGTCAGCAAGTGTATCGTATTCGTCAAAAAATAAAACGGAATACGTGTCGTGTTCGTGTAGCAAGTTTTGAAATTCAATCTCCACTGCGTTATCTGTTACCAGTTGCAAACCAGTAACAAACAAGTATTGATAAATTTCTGCTAAACTTGGTTTCTGCAAGTAAGGTCGCTTATCGTTTATCCTATAAAGTTTTGCCCATCGCAAAATGTCTGCAGGTATTCGGACTCGCTTCGTGTGCTTGCCTTTTTTTGTTTTCCTAATTTGTATTTCCATTGTTCGTAATTAATTGCTCTAATGTTTTAATAGGCATATCAAAAAGGTCTTGCTCAATGTTAAGCTTTGCAGCCTGCACAATATTCCTATCGGGTAAACCGATCCCCACAAGATAATCGGGTACATCAAAACTCGGACATGATTTACTGCTTACTTGGTTGTGACCTATAACAAGTAAATCTCTGTTCCGATATACCTCTGCTTTAATGTAAGCTTCCATCGCTTCAAGTTGTTCGGCAGTACGTGTATCTTTTGGAGCACGTAGGTTACTTTTTTCGCTCCCCCCTGCGTATGCAAGATGCCGAGCGATTGCATTGTAACCATAAGCACCGTTCGCAATCTCGTCGGGATGCACAAAGCTATCTTGATTCCATTGTATCAAGTTTTGTGTTGTACCGTCAAGTAATATTAAATCGTTGTAACCTGCACGACTCCATCCGTTTCCTTTTGGTTGGGGTGCAGTATGCCATCGCAAGATGTGTTCTTTGGTTACGTTCATTCCTTCTGGTGTTCCAGTGCAATGAATAATTAAAAAGGTGTAGGTTCGCATGATAATTGATTTATGTTTTTAATGTTCTTAAAGGTATTTAAAAAAAGGCAGCCGAGCAACTTACCCGACCACCTCATTCGCCTAAACAAAACAAATTCTTAGTTATATTCTGCAACTGGTATGTCAAACTTCTTGCTCTTTACCATTCCGTCAACGGCTGCAGCTTCTAAAGCAAACCGTTCATCTTCGCCTTGCTTTTGTGCAAAGAATGTAACTGCCTGCACTCCATCAAATACGCTGCTCGTGCTGCCTTGCTTTGCGAAATAGTTTAGCACATCGTTTGTATCTTCTTCCGATATTCCACAATGCTTGGAAAAGTTTGTAACAAAGTCTATTGGGTTGTCAAGCTTGGTGTTCATGGCTGCAGTAACTTGCTCCACTTTCTTGCCGATAAAATCTTTGTCCATAAACTTTGCAACTACATCTCCAATCTGTGACATAATTAGTTTGGAATTATTTAAGGTTGTTTCCTTGCTCCAACTTACAACTCCACTGTCCATCTTTGCTCCGAGGTGTTTCTTGTTCCAACTTTCGTTGTACCATACAACACCATTAGAACAAGCGTCCACGAAAATACTTGGTGCAATGCTTAGCTGACCATGCCCGACTTCCGAATTACTAAGTACAAAACCACTAACAATATTCCCATCGCTTTGCTTTAGTGTTTCTGGGTTCTTGTAATTCTTTAGATTGTTGATCTTGTGCAACAACTGCGGAACAACAAATCGGATATACATTTTCTTTTCTGTTAGGCTGCAGGTGTCCACATCAATTTTAATTCCGTTTTTTGAACCTGCTCGCATGATTGCTTTGGCTGCAACTTTAAGAACATCAAAATTGTCAATTGGTTTGTAGCTATTACTTAGAAACGCTCTGCCGATTCCACCTTCGTCTTGCTTGTAGGTACGAATAAAAAAGTTGCGCATTTTATCGCCTTGTTCCTTTTCGTATTGTAGCCACTGGTTCACGTTGTAATCGTACAAGCTTGGAATCTTTTCTTGCATACGTTTTGCATACGTACGTTGGATTCCCATCTTGTCGCTTAGGTGGTTAACTGCAACTTCGTTCAAGTCTACTTGGTAGTCTCCCGAAACGGCAACACCAAGTTCGGCAAGTTGTTTTGAAATCCCTTTGTCTGCCATATCAACAACCAGTTTTCCATCGGTCATGTTTAGCATACTCGCAGGTCGCACAATGTCAAATTTATTTTCTGCCATTCTGCTCAGCTTAGTAAAAAAGTTTTGGAACGTTTCGTTCTTTAGAGTTAATTCTAACTCGTTGGTTTGTTTCTTCATAAGAAGTTTTTAATTAAAGGTTTAATAAATAGATGATTTATAATTTGCCTTCGTCGGCAAAGGAAAAATATTTTTCACTTGTTATTATTAAATGGTCAAGCAAGCTAATGTCTAAGATTTCACCTGCACGTTTTAATTTATTTGTTATGCTGATATCTGGATTGCTTGGTATGGTATTTCCACTCGGATGATTGTGTGCAACTATTACAGATGAAGCGCCACAACGCAACGCAGTTCCGAAAACAATTTTAGAATCAACAACTGTAGCTGAAACACCACCTACACTGATTTCTGAAATTCCAATTATTCTATTTGCACGATTTAAGTAAAGTGCTAAGAAGCGTTCCCTATAATCTATATCCAATTTCCATGCTTGTTTTAAAATGTCATACACAGAACGAGAGGAACTAATTTTTGGCTTTTGGTTATATTCTTTGTAAGGTTCTTTAACCAGTGTTAAGTGTTTTAATTTATACTTTGTTATCATAACGAAATTATTTAAAGTTAGGAAATAAAAATTGGCTACACGTGCAACTAAGCACGTGCAACCAAGAAGTGAAAGCGTGTGAGGGACTTTCTTTATTTTGTAAGTTCAACAATCATGTATCGCTTGCTAAACATCCACTTTAAATTTGTGTCGTACTTTCTACCAGTCTCTTCATCGATAACACGTACACCAAAGTAAACTTCTTCGGCATCGGCAGGAATTGTAATTGGTGTTTCGTAGGAAACGTTTACAAGCTTACCACCTTTTTTAGTGTCCCACTTTTTTCTCCATGCTCGCAGTTGCTTAAAGGTTTCTATTCCCACAAGTGCATCGGTTGCTTTCTGATCAACCTTGTTACCTACTCTGTATTCGCAGAACCTTGCAATCTGTGGAATGAAAATCTTAATTTGGTTTCCATCGTTGTGAAAAGAAAGCTTGTCTGGCTTATCTTCCATAGAAACACTTGTTACCATTGTTCGGGTATTTAAAATTCGCAGCTTGCTTTTCGCACTACCTGCTTTGATTAATTCCAAAATGTAATCGCAGCTTGTAGCATTGTCCAAGGCTTTTTTAGCAAGGTCTGGGCGAGCAGTAAATTTTAAACCGTCTGCAGTTTTACCGTCCGCAAGAATTGGAAAACCGTTTTCGTCAATATTCTTTTTGGTTGCCTTTGCCTTTCCTGCTTTACCTGCCGTACGCTTCGTCTTTTTTGTTTTAGCAGGTGTTTCCTCGTAGCCGTCAGTTACGTAACGCTCAACGATAACTGCAGGCTTTACATCTTCGTCGGCTGCGATTTTGTTTATCTGTGTTTTCAGTGCAGTGTAAACCAAAGCAACCTTATTAATTTCAGCAAGTTTATCTGAGCCGATGTTGTTGCCTTGTACGTACACCATACAATACTCTAAAGTTGTAAGCAGTTGCTCTGGAGTTGCTTTTGTAAGTGTAGTTTCTGCAGATGTTTCCAGTTCTTCTTTGTAAAATGCTTTAAGCACTTTCACGAATGCTGCTTCTACTTTTGTTAATTTCGCTTGAGGCTTAATAGCGATTGTCTTTAAATTTGAATTTGAAATTGTCATAATAAAATTAAGTTTTAAAGTTTAAAATAATTAGAAAAAAATAAATGGTTTAATTAAAATGGTTTGCGTTTATAAAGTCTGTCGTTCAAGTATTGTATTAAGAAACGTGTGTCAAGTTGTGCAAGGTTGCAACGTACGTCCTCCCCAAAAAAATGAAAGTCGTAGCGATACAAGTAACGATTCTTAAAATCCATTTTGCAGTGTTGGTCATCTCTCTTAAAATGTATGTAACTTCCTTTGTACTGGTGCAGGTTATCAATAAACTTTGCTTCGTAAGTAATTCCTTCGTGTTGAAACATAGGCAAGAATTCTGCAAATGCAATTTCGAACTCTGCGTGTAGGTATTCCAAGGATGCAGTAAGTAACATTTTGAAAGTTTCCGTTTCGCTTTGCGTTTGGAAAATTCCTGCGTCCTTATATTTGTTGTAAAGCTTTTCAAGCTTTGTTGGTCTTGCTTTTTTCTTAGGCATAATTTGATTTTTTAAAATCAGAAGCAACCAAGCAAGGTGACTACCCCCTGCAAGGTTTACTTCCGATAGTTACTAAACTATTTTTTTAATTCAATTTATTTTTCAATAAAAATTGGTTTACAATATGGTTTCCCATTCTAAGGTTTTGCAAATGCGTACTTCCGATTCGTGGAAATGTACCCTGCAAGTTGATTGCCTTACAAATATTTCGCCGTTGGCGTTTACCTTTAAATGAGCGACGGTCTGTGTACCACCATGCAATTTCGTAACTGCACCAGTTAACCAAGCGATACAAAGGTTTTTTAACCTGCGTGGTTTGGTTGCTTGGTTATCAACCTGCAATAGATCCATTAAGTTGTTTACACGTACGGTCAGTTCTTTTGGTTGGCGGTTTGGTTTTTTTCCATATACTATGTTGTGTAAAGTGTTTCCGCATTCATGTCGCGTGTGCTTGCAGTTTGCAAAGGCAATCGCTATTTGAATTTTTCTGTAGGCAGGCAACTTGGAAAAAAGTTTTCTTCCGCTACTTGTAGTTACTGCAATTCCTTCGGAACGTTTTACCATTGCATGAACCTTGTACCTTTTAGAAAGTTCAAGTTGCTGCGTGGTAAAACCTCCACGCTTATCTAAAATTAGGTTTACTATTTGTATTGCTTGTGAATTATTAAGAGTCATGATATTTGAATTTTAAAGTTTAGTAAATTAAAAATGCTCAGCACCTTTGCAGGTTACTGAGCCGAGTGTGCTTGTTCAGAGCGTTTATTATTTTAAGTGGTTTTTGATTTGCCCCCAACTAAATAAAGACACATCTTTTTTAAGTTGGCTAACTGCAATAATCCTTTCCTGTTCTGGTAAACCGTTTATCACCTTAACTACTAACTTGTATCTTACTGGTAATTTTTCAATTACTGCCTTTCGTGCTGCTTCTACTTTGTCAAATTCAATAAAGTTTTGTATGTCTGCATATAGTTTAGGCATTGCCATTCCTAAAGCGTGACCAATATCTAAATTAAAGTTTGCTATTATTCTTTCGAGTATAGAATTTAAAACGCTTACCTCGTTGTAGATTTCCATGTAGTTTTTATTTATACCAGTAGCCATTTCGTCGATAAGGTTATTTGCAAACTGCTTAACTGCAACTGCCATGTCAATTTCTAACTGCATAGTTTCCCCAACGTGGAAAACAGTATTTGCCAAATCAAGTTCCCCGTTATTTGTTTTGTGATCGCCTGCATTTATTAGGCATTCTTCAATCGTGTTAATTTCTGCGTCTGTAAAAATATTTTTTAAAGTAGTCATAATATAAATTTTAAAGTTTAGTAAATAATTAAATGGTGGTTAGTATTGGTATCGCTCCAACTTGCCTTACATTAAGGTACAACCAAAATAAAAAAAGCAGGCTTTACATATTACCGTAAAGCCTGCTTCCGTTTTTGTAACAAACTAATTTTTTGTATCCGTTCAAACTTACCTTACTTCGCCCTTAAAAATTTTTGCTTCCTAATTAGTGCTAAGCTAATTTTCCGTAAAACATTTTAAGTTCTGTACTAAGCTATTCTGTAATTTTTTTTTGCCCGTTGGTAGGTAGGCTTTTTTAAATATTTACTATGTAGGCTTTCCAACTTTTAAAGTGTGTTTTAAGTAGGTAGTTTTTTAAACAGTTTGCAAGTAAATTGCTGCCGTCTTTTTAAGCGTGGTTCTGGTGTTCATTATTTTATTCTCGCGATACCTAAAAAGGCAATTTGAAAACGAGACTTTTAGAACTGGTTGCTATTGGCAAGCACTGGTATCCAGTAACTAAAATTTTAAGCAGGTCAAAGAACTAAGGCGAGGTCGCCATTTTACAAAACCGTTGTTTTGCGTGTTGTTGGTAACACTAAGGTATAACCATTATACCGATTAAACAAATAAAGGTTACATATAAGGTTAGCGAAAACGTTGTATCGTCTGTATATACTGGTGAAGATTTTTAAAATTAATTTTGCCTAAAAGGTTATTATCGGCAGGTGTGCTCCTATGCCTGCATAGTAGCCAAACTTTCCGTCACTAAAACCATAACCAAACTGCACACCAATACTCGGCCGATGCTTTGATGTTTTGGCTATACTTTTAACCTTGTAAAAGTTACTTCCGTTTCCGAAAGTTGCGTACGGAATATCGGAATGAATTTGCATAAATAATTCACCCGATTTATTCTGAAATTCTGTTACTGAAATGTTCTGTTTTATTTGCACGTTATGTCGCACGCTTTTTGTATCTGGAAAGTACATAGTTCCGATGCTTGTAAACGGATCTTCCCATGCGAATTTATATGCTGCACGTTCTCGGAAAACTGTATCTGTTTTTGTAACCACTTCTGGAGTAACAATTTTCATTTCTTGTTGCAAGGTTAGCAAATTATTAATCTGCAATTTGTCGCTCTGTAAGCGTCTTTTATTTTGCCGTAATACTTTAGTGAGGTACGAGTGCTTTTTGTGCAGGAGAGCAAGCGAGTCGGCTGCCAAAATTAAAGCAGAACGCAACTCGGCAACAACAACTTCTTTCTGGTAAACTTTACCAAGCAAATCAAGCGTGTCAACGGTAGGTAATTTATCTATGATTTTTGGTATCTGTGCAGGTGGTGTTTCAGTGTAGGGGTTTTGTACTTTGTAAAGCACCAACAAAAGTAAAAGTATAACCAGTGTTTGGAACCCGATTATAAATGCCTTTACTTTTGTTCGCTTTGCTTTTTCCACTCTAATATAATTTCAAGTTTAGTGCTTGCCTTACTTAGCCATTTTTCAAAGTTGGCAATCTTTAAGGTGTTCAAGTTTTGCTGCTCTTTCCAGTTGTCGGTGTTTGCTTCCAATTTTGTAAGTCGCAAACCAAGATCACTGATGCCTTTTAAAACTTCATCTAACTTGGTTTCTATAATAGCGTCTCTTTGGCTTTCTGCTTTCTTTATGCTTTGCAACAAATACCCGATAACTGCGAAACCAGTTGTTATAACGAAACCGATTGTAGTCAACAACCAAGTTGGGATTCCTACGTACTCCATCTCTATTATTTAAAATTCTCAATTAAGTAACTTACTTTATCTTTCTTGCTTCCTTTGGTTGACTTTAAGAACGCAGGTAAATCGTCCATGGTATTGCAGGCAGCAACAATTTCCTTTTCTGTCCACTTAGAATTTAAACTGCTCAACGATAATGCCTTTACATCTGCAACCAGTTGTTCAAAAATTGCTTGCTCATTTAAGCTTTGTTCCTTCTCGTTTTCTGTTTCCAATAATTCTACAAACGCAATGTTATCTTCGCTTGCCTTTTTTTCTGCCTGCTCAATTGCAAGTTCCCATTCTTGCTTGGTGTTAAATACATCAGCGTCTAACGGTATCTGTCCCCCGATACCACTGGTGTAACCATTGTATTCGGAAAGCAACCAGTAATCTAAATTACTTGCATAAGCTACATCGGTAAGTTCTGTACGAGTATGGAAATTGTAACAAGTGTTTGAACGTACTGCAGGAATATACCTTGCGTAAGAACTCGCCTGCACTCCATTAACATTATATCTAATTCTACCTTGTACTTGTACACTTGCGTTCGCAGGAATGTTTTGCCTATCCCATCCAGTACTTCCAAAATTTTCAATGTCAACTGGTATCGGTTGTATAACATCTGGGTTGGTATCATTCATTCCATCTTGATAAAAATAGATTTCATAAGTAACTGTTTCAACTGGTGCTCCATTTACAAGCAACCTAAAATCTACCCACAAATACAACCTCGCCCTTCTTACTCTGGTGTACCAATTTCCAAAGTCTACATTGTAAACTAAGTCGGTTACACAATCGGGGGAAGTAACTGCGTTTCCAATATCGTACCACGTTTCGTCTAATACTGTTCCAGTGGTTGTAGTAAATACGGGCGACCAACCAGTCCACCATCCAGTTCGGTTGTTACTGCAGATATTAAATGTCCCATCGCAAGTAAGCAATTCCAAATCTGGAATAACAGTTGGTTCCCCACTGCTTGTTATAATCGCGTTCGGTTGGCACCCATCGGGTACACAATCAAACTCCATGTCTTGCAAAATGTAACCGCATGGAACTGTTTTACATTGTAGTTTCGGTTTCAAGTAACTGCGTGGTCCAGTGTACCTTACTCCATCTAAGTGTAAATCAAAACCTCCAAAGGCTGCAGCGTCTGACATTTCTACGATGAGCAAATGCCATCCTTTGTTTACTGTATAAAAATCCCCAATAGCATTTCCCAGGCCACCAACAAACGGAGAAGGATCACCATAAGGAGATTCATAAATTACAGATGGAGCATTAAAGCAAGAGCCTAACCATATACGATATGATTCCCCGTTGTTGTTATTTCTATCTCCGATAATTGTATTGTCCTTGTCTGCATAAAAATATCCAACGAGCAGATGTTGGTCTGCTCCATTACTTGGATCTTCACCAGTATTTTCATTCCAGTCTGTTTGAAACAAATCTATGTTTGGAACATTCGGGTGCGACGGTGTACCATACGAATCACTGTTTGCAATACCTGCGAAAATTTTATACGGATCATCGTTTGCTACACTTGCGTCAAGAGACCAGATTTGTTCCCTTATCTGATTGTCAATCTCGTAGTAATAAACCAAACTACTATCGCAAGGTTCTTCACACTTTTGTAACCAACCACCTTGACCGAATGTAGAAAAGGTAGTAAGAAGTAATACAACTATACTAAAATATCTTAACATGGAATTTATTTTTTTACTTTCCTAAAAATTGCCCTGCAGTAACTGGACATCCACTAACTGCATACTTTTGGTCTACGGTTGCTGCAGTGACTGTTCCAGTACAAGCAACTGAACCATCAGCATTGTAGATTGTAACTGTATCGCCTACATCGCAACCAATGTCGCAACCCCTTGCAACTTCAAACGAACCACCTGCTCTCGGTGAACTACTTGTAATCTCGCAGGCGTTTGCAGGCAAACCACCATCACAAGAATCTTCGCAGCAATTACAAATCCCTTCTGGTGCATCAATAAGGGTAATTGTTTTATCTGCTTCTACAAGCATTATTTTTGGTTTCCCATCGATGCAAACTTGACTGTGACCGTAATTAGGCTTAAGAAGCTTTAAGTCTGCACCACAAATTTTCATAAAACCTGCTTCCTTAGATTCGCAACCAAGTTCTGCAGCATTCGGGTTCGGACTAAACACTTCAAAATTCGCGTTTACTCTGGAGTCGTTTTGATCAACACCATCTATTAAAAATGGAGTGTCAAATACTGGGCAGTACCAATGACATTCTCCACCTCCAGTTCCTTCAAAACCTGCTATCCAAGTTTTATAACCTGCAGCATTCCAGTTCGCAGAAAATTCTTCTAAGGTTGCACCACTAATTCCTCCATAAGAATATGGAACCTGCGTGTTCGGCCTGCCACAATGAGCACGTAAGGCAGATTTTGCACACTCGTCTTCGCACAAAGTTGTCGGAAATGTAGGGCAACAACCACCACCACTTGAAGGTTCACATTCTGCAATGTCACTAACAAGTTCGTAGGAATCGCAGCACTCCGTATCACTTCCAAAACCACCAGTCCCGTATCCAACAAATATCAAATCTTGTAATTGTATTCCATTTGTGTTGTAACATACTTGCGTCGTAACCACATCTGTTCCAGTGCTTGAATCGTAAGCGTATGGTCCCAAGTTTTGCCATCCACTTATTCCAGAATTTACAGTCGGCAAGGGTATCCCTCCACTCGGAGTATCTTGAAATAAAACAAACGCAACACCTGCAGCACACGCCGAAGTTTGATTAACGGTGATACAAGTTTGCGGAGCCGTTCCAGTTAAGCCTAAGTCAAAAGCGTTACTCACAATTCCATTGTTTTGAAAATCTCCAGTCTGGCAAGATTCAGTTTGAATTGGATCGTTAAAATCATTCAAGGTATATGGTCCAGTATTGCCTTGTCCAATATCTCCAAATTCCCTTCCTAATGGCCTGCTTCCAATTGGAGTAATAACACCAACTTGTGGACAATCATCTTCCGCAAGTTCTTCGTCTGCAGTTGTACCACTTCCACATGGAGTAAGGCAGCATGGGTCAGCTTCAAATGCAATCGGTGTTCCATCGCAATCTTGATAATAAGGCTCTCCACAAGTCATGTACTGGTAAACCTTTACGTCTTCCTTGTAAACAATTATATCTTTATACGCTCCTACTTTTGCAGCGTCGTTTGATTCTCTAATTTCTGCACGTACAATCGGGCTTGCACAACTACAATCTAACAACCAACCAGTCGCCCACAATTCATTTACATCTGGATTGTTCAAATTGTTTTGTATATCTGCAGGTGCAGTCGGTGCATCGTATGCAGGGTATTGCGATAAGTTGTTCACAAAATTAGGCGAGCAACCTTTCGGCGAGGAATGGTTTGCACAGACATAGACAACTTTACAGTTCGGAAGTGCAGCTTCTACATAAGTTTTAAACTGCGGGAAATATGTTCCAGTAAACCTCGGAAGTGAGGTGACCGTTCCGTCCTCATGGATAAGATCTATTCCATTAAAATCTGCATTCGATAAGTGGTTTCCTGCACCTACCCAAAGCGAGTTATCCAAAATTCCATAAGACCTAACATACTCAAAGCAATCAAACTTTGCATCTGGTGGACATTCTGGTAAAGGTTCTTCTATTGGTTCTAAGCTATCGCAGTCGCCTAAATAATTTTCTTCATTAATTGTGTATTCAGTTGGTGTACCATCTGCTTCAATAATGTAAACGAATGGTTCTACATCTGTTCCGCAGATTGTGTACTGCACAAAAATGTCTTGAGTAATAATAACTGCAGCATCTAAAACATCGCCATCGCCATCGAATGTTTCTGGTTGTATTTCGCAGAACGGTCCAACGGTTTGGTAGCTACATAATGGTTCTGGTGGTTCGGGTATTGTTTCTCCACAAGTAAACCAACACGCAGGGACATCGGCTGCAGGTACGGCAACACATTTTTCATCTTGCAGTTCCCCTTCCGAACCTTTTACCTTACAATACCATCCACGCTTTTCGGGTGTTGGTATCGGTTCTGGGTAAACCATATTAATAGGTTTCCTTTGTGGTACTCCATCTATTTCCGTAATACATACACCAAGCGGAACATCATCTGTCGGGCAGAATACCAAACTAACATATCGCGCTACAATTGAACTCGGTGGTGGTGCGTCCGAAGGCGGAGGAAGTAAACCACCACATCCATTCGTAGTGTTGCACCTTGATTCTACAATGGCATTTGGAAACGCAGCTTGAGCAAGAGCCGACATCTGGTTTACCTGGTCGGTAAAGTTTGCATTCGGTCCATAGGTAATACTAACTGGAGCAAGTGGTGCAGGCATCTTAAATTCTACGGTGTATTGTTTAGATGGAACTGTCCTCGTGTTATCCCAAAAAGCAACAACACTTGACCACTTTGCACAAAGTAAAGTTGTATCGGAAACAGTGCAGGGTTCTAAACTAATATTATCACACTCCCGTTCTTCCAGTTCTGCACCTGCAAATTCATAACAACCACATTCAATATCATTAAATATTTTTATTACTGCAGGCTCATTTGTAAGTGTATCACAACCAACGATATAATCGTAAGTCGGTGCTCCTACTTGAGCGTTGGAAACAAAAAATAAACATAAGCAAAAAAGGAAAGAGTAAATATATTTCATGACAAATTTTGTTTTAGAAAAGTGCCACGCCCGAAACGATACGAGCGTGGACTTTTTGTTTGCGACTAAGCAAAAACTAAACGAAAAAAGAAATTCTTATTTTGCAGGTGGTGCAGTTGTTGTCGGGTCGTCGTCGCAAAGAGCCCCGTTAGCGATACCACTAATTCCAGCACCTGCAGGAATTACTAAAGGTGTCGTTAAGTCAACACACATATCAGCAAGACCGTCACAGTCTCCATCGCACCAAGGTTTTTTCCAACAAGTACCTTGACCACCATCATAAGAAATGATGTTTGGTGCTGCACCTAATTCAAAACCTTGAGCAGTTGTTTTCTTTCCTTGGTTTGTAGAACCTTTGTACTCTGCATCAAGTTCTAATTCTATTAGACCATCTGGCTTAGTACCATCCTTCAAAACAAAGTTTGGGTCTGTAAGTAAAAAATCAAACAAATCTTGAAGCGTACCAACAAGACCATCTGGTGGACAAAATTCAAAAGGAATCCCACCCGTAACTTTTGGTTCCAACTCTTGTGGAATCCCTACGTTGTTACTCATAATTGGATCATTTATAATATTAGTTAATAATTCAGTGTCAGTAGCAAGGTAAGCACAAAGCGTTTCCCCTTGCTTGTAGTAATGGATTGCTATTTTCTCTTTCGGGTTATCGGGGTTTACACGATACACTTCTTGAACAAAACATTTTCCGTCTTCTGTATTCGGGTTCGGGTCCACCACAACAACAACTCCGTTCGTTGCTTGCTTGCATTCTACTGCTTTTGCATCAAGCGAAGGGACTAAGCTTGCAGGGTCTGCAATAGGTGTTCCATCTATGTAGCGAATACAATCTACTGGAATTGTAAATTGGTTCTTATCCCCACAAAATGTTATCGCAGTAACCTTTCCACAAGTCCCATAAACTGGTTGTATTTGTAACGGACAATAAACCCTTCCGATACTTATTCCGTTTGCGATTATGTCAAACCAACAATCGCCACACACGATGTTATAAATTGGTTTTGTATTTGTGATTAAGCCCACGTTTCTAATTTTTAAAGAACTGGTTAAAAATATCTAAAGCACCTACAATCAAATCAGCGTTTGTAATATGAATTAAATCAGTATGTATGTTTAAGCTATTCAAGTAAATTAATGTTTCGGCATCCGAGTTTGCTGCAATAACTTGTTGAGCACGTATCATGTCAATATTTGCTGCAGGGTAAAAAGTAACCTTGTCTGAAAGTTGCCAAAGAATCCAAGTAGGAGATTGACCAATAACAGAATTAATATCTTGCTTGAACTGCAAATAATCTTGAGCATAATTAGTATTGAAAATAGAATTACTTGCATCGCTTTCTCCTTGCGTCCAAACTACTTCGTCTACATAAAAGCAGATACATTTTTCTTGCAGTGCAGCAACAAATAAATTCCATTCAGATTCAAAACGTGCAAACAATTCCCCTTCACTTTTCGCCCAGTCTCTATCATTTGCCGTTGGTTCTAAAACAGAACCACCAACTGCAAACTTGAAAATTATTACATTTCCTTTTTTCAAGTTCGCTGCAATAACTGCAGGACTGTAAGCAGTTGGATTATTGAAACCTCCAGTGTTTACATTGTAGTCTGTAAGTTCACATTCTGCATAACGACCACCAGTAAAATCAACATTCCAAATGAGCGCATTTTCTGGGAAACCAGAAACCAAACTATTATCTAACCCTTGTGCAGAAACTGCGTTACTTTGCCCGATATCAATTACCACTCTGTAAAAGTCACATTGTGCAGTAAGTAAATTATAACACAAAACAAATAAAAATAAAAGGTTACGTTTCATACTACTTTGGATTAGTTGTTGTACCATGAGCAAAGAAACCAATATTAGCAGCGTTTATTCTTGCAAACCCGTCACCACTATTTTCAGTTTCTACGAACTGCGTAAAAGTAAAAGTTAGACACCCACCTGCAGCGAGTTGGTGAGTAGAAAATCTACTGGTAGGAATTACAAAAGAGTACGTAAAATTAGCATCATCAACGCCTGCGTGACCTATTGCATTTGTTATCCAAAGAATCGGAGCACCACCGTTGATACTTAAATTAGTTCTCAGCTTTCCTCTCCAGTTGTGTTGCTTCTCAATCGAAAAGGCACTGTTGAGTTGAGCAGATATTTTCATTAACCTACACTCCGACGGGTTACACATTTCAACGGTTAAAGAAGTATTTAAATCGTGTACTCCAAGGGGTGTAACATCTATGACTGTATTGTCTGCATCACTACCTTGGAACCTTTCAGAACAATGTTCTGGTTGAACGTTTATAATTATATCGTCTTTTCCGTTATTATCAAAATCTAATATTCTAACTTTATTAACCATTAAATCTCCTGCTTGAGCAGGGCAATTTTTTTGGATCCTAAACTTATCATATCCTTGACATATTTGATGTAGTGCTGAACCTATTTGTAGTTGATCAACTTGCGAAGAAATATTTAAGTCATTAATATCAACCGATGTTGTTGTCGTTGTGTAATTTACTTTATCAAACAAACAAGTATCCATCGTAGCTGAACCATCTGGGTAAATTACATCTAAAGCAATTCCATTTTGAGTCGCAGTATTAATACAATTCATATCCACTAAAGTAAAAGAGTCTTTTGGAAGTTCAACAACGTTTGTTGTTACATACCAAACTCCACCAATAAAAACGGAATCGACGTCTACTAATTGGCCGTTTACAATTTCTAAGCTTCCCCCATTATCACCAACGGATGGAGGCAATAGAATAAACGTGGTGTCACCTGCACTTGCAGTATGGAAAACAGTATCACCCGAAAGCCATATTTCTCCACCATCTGTAATCCATTCTGAATTACCTCTATCCCACTTGTAACAAGTTGGCCCATCGAGAACAATAGAAAATTCACAATGCCTTTCTTCATCGGGAACGAAAGCCTGCAATTCTGCAAGCGTTTCAAAATAACAAATCCCAGTTCCTTTAACGAGACCTGTTATGCTTTGCGCTGCGAAATTTAGTTCGTCAATTGCCTGCCTTGTTTTCTCGTCAGTACAACTAAAGAAGATAAATAGAGCGCAAAAAATAATTATTATATTTTTCATTCTTTTGAATTTAAAATTAATTTTAAAATGTTTCTTAGACCGTCGGGTCACAAATTAATGTTCCCTCTGGTACGCCTAAAGCGTTTGATTTTTCTGCGAACCATACTGGTTCCGTATGCCCTTCAATTGATCCGTAATCCATTTTTACGGGTACACATTTGAGCATCGCTAAAAAGAAATCCCATGCTTGAACAGTACGTGTACCACTTGCAGTTTCTACAATTAAACAAGCGTCTTTCGGTACTGCTCCCAATAGGGTAATATCTTTTATTTTTGTTCCACAAGCATCTGCCATGATTTTAATTTTTTTTTAAGTTAATTGAATTATACAACCTTCCGAATCTACCAAGTAACCACCGTCTTGACTATTTACAATTCCTTCTTTATCGCAAATGCAAGCAGTTAAAATATCCACAATATTTTCTTTCTTAACTTGTGGAGCGTACATCGTTGTCGTTGCAGTTAGTGTTTCGGTATATTCGCTCAAGTCCGTTGTCGGGTCTGCTCCAGTGTTTGCACTACCGTCGGCAGTGCTCATTTCCTCATCGGTGTATGTACCATCTTCCTCCAAACTTATTCCGAGGTAGTGGTAGTTCCCTCCGTTATCTTGAACGATAACATGGATGCAACAACAACCATTTAAGTCTTCCAAAGCATTTCTATTTTCTGTACTTAAACATTGAATCTTAAAACTCAATGCTTGGTTTACAATCGTACAGTTTTTTACTTTTGTTTTTTCCTGCGATAGTAATGCTGTATTCGGGCAAAATTCAAGTTTCACTAAACCTTGCCCGATACAACAAATGCCAATTATATTTCTATCCTCGTCAAAGATTATATCCGTTACACAACTGCAATCAATCGCCCAAAGGCACCGAACACCTGCTCGGCACTTTTTACAATCTTTTTTAATTGGTGTAACTATCATAAATATTTTTCTTTAACAATTAGTAGTCGTAATTGGTACGCATCCGAAAGTCGTTATAACACATCCCTCTGAATCGAGTAACCAATTCGGACAACAGAGGGCATCTAAAAATTTACTTCTTCGCAAATTGTAACATCGTCGCAGCCCTCCATGCTAATTACGATGTCGAATTTTTTAGTCCCGTCAAGTTCTAACTCGGTTGCATTTATACAAATAACACATCCAGAAATTGTGACACCTGCATTGTTTGCACACGCGTCGGGAGTTAAACTGCCATTGTAAATTTCTGTTCCACCACAACCGATAGAAACATTAGTTACTTTCTTGCAGCCAACAACTTTGAAACAAACCAGTACGTCACCATGTGGAATAAACGCTGCAAGTTCTTCGTCTGCAGTTGCGTTATAAATATTTGCCAAAGGACAAGACGGCTCGCAGATAACTAAATTCGTTCCATCAAATGTCCAGTTAAAACCTGCTCCATCTAATGCGACTGCCGCTGCACCACCTGCAGCAAACAAAGTTCCATCGGTAGTACCATCGTCCAACCAACTTGTAAGAACTAAGCCACTGGTCGCTCTAATCTCAACGAGAGATCCATCGGCTGCATAAACTTTATCCACTGCATAACAAACGGGTGGAACAAGTGTTGGAACTGCGACTGCATCTTTACAGTTACAATTTAACAAGTCTCCAACTGTCATTGCATCTACGCAGGTAAAAGCCTGCTCACCAATTAGGTCAAATGCAAGTTGTGACCAGTACGTTTTAATAACCAAATCTGTACCGACAAGCTTTACAGAAACGCCATCTGGTTCGTAACCAAGTGAATTAATCGCATCGTCAATATGCGTTTGTAACATTGCAACTCCAGTCGGTGTTGTAATATCAATCGTGATGCCAAAACTTACAACCGTTCCTCCAAGTGTAATACTTGAAACCGTTGTTGTTTTAGTAGTGTCAATCACTGCCATGTACTTTTTTGTCAAGGCACAATTCTTATCGCCACAACATAGACCATCTATTTCTTTTATGTTCAACATATTTGTTGAAAGTCCAGTCGGGTTTTTCTTTTTTAGAATCATTTCAATTTGTTTTAAAAAGAATAAAAAAATATATTAAACAATTACCAATGTCCCTTTGGACAAGTAATTTCAGTCCGCTTTACGATGCCTTTAATTGGATCATACTTTAAGCTTGTTTTAAAATCCATCGGGCAACCTCCACACGCATTGCATCGGCGTTCTCCTGGTCGTGCATCAAATTCTTTACTCGGGCAAGCTTCGCAAATACTTATTCTAAGTTTCTGTTCGGCTGCAGGTACTTTAACCAGTTTAAAGCCCTCGTCAATTTTTTTTAAAGTTCCACTCACAATGTTTGCAAGCTTGCGTTCCAATAATGTAATCGCCATAATTTTATCTTAGTCTATTTGTGTTAAATCCGTAATGTCGTTTTTTCGGAGCACAACCTCCCTTCTTACATTTGTCTTGGAACTTTTTGTACTTCGGAAAACATTGTGGATAACGAAGTATAAAGCATTCCATGTTATAAATAATATCTTCTATGTCTCCAAGGTATTCATCTTTCAATGCCTGCATTTCTTTTAGTGTTGCAGGCTCGGACAAACCACTTTCAAACTTTTTTACTAAACCCTTTGCAGTGTCTTGGATTAGTCGATACATAACGCTCGTATGAGTTATGCTAAAAGCAAGTAGTTTCTTAAGGTATCTATCCCATAAAAAATTGTTATGTTCTTGCTTGAACTTTTTTGCCTTTTTAAAATACTCACATCGGCAAGGGTTTTCAACTCCAGTGGTTTGTTGTACAACTATATAAATTTCACCTTGATATAAAACGTGCTTCCCTACTTGGTAAACTGTTCCCTCTTGATAGTGGCAATACAAAATCACTGTATCGCTTTCCTCTGATGGAACGCAGGTGTATTCAATGCAATCTTCCAGTAAGCACAAATAAAATTCATACCCGAAACAACGGTTAAAAAGTTTTTCTTCCTTGATACCTATAAAAGCACAAAGCGAATCCACATAACTATGAGCAGAACTTGGAGCATAGCATTTCACCTCGAACGGTTTAATTAACGTACGAGTTGGATTGAATGGCATATCGCAATTCAATTCATCTATTACTGGTGGTGTTGTTACGACTACGGTCATTCTGATAATTGTTGTTCTACTTCAGCAACTTTTGTTTCATTACTTTTGCCATCTTCATTTTCTGTTTCAAATATTTCTTCGTATAGGTTTGCAAAATCTAAACTTCTTGTATCTGTGAAGTTGCTCCCCTTAAAAGCATCTGCAATTTTTAGCGCAATGTTTAAAGGGTTCGCAATCTTTTTTTGTAGTGGCCTAATTACGTTCTTAAACTTGTTTTTAAAAACGGAATCAAATTCGTTTCCTTGACCGAGTTTTCCTGCAGTTGTAATTCCCATCAATAGCTTATGCCAGTTGTGGGATTTAATAATTTGCTTCTCTGCAAGTTCTGCTTGACTGGAATGGAACTCGTGGTCGGTGTTCTTTTTGAACTCGTGAACAGTTGTTGCAGGGTCTGCACACAATTTCCTTCGCATTAAAACTTTCTTTTTAGTTTTTGCTCTATTGGTAAATGTGTCAATTAAAGCCTGCTCAAAATCTCCCTCATCATCTTGGTCCTCGGCGTCGCTACTTATTTCCATAAACACACTTGGAATAAAATCATTTGCATAACCTTCCGTACTAAACTGACCAAGTTGAATTTCCATATACTGGTAGTACAAACTCGGCATTGAATCGGGTTGACCATACCAGTCTCTTCCGACAACTTTGTTTTTGATGTGAATAATGGTTCTGGTTACTCCGTTATCCATTTCTGAAAAGGAGGGGTAAACATTTATGAAATCCGGTGGTGTGCTATCTACAAATTCGGAAAGCCATATCGGGGAAATTAAAACTGTTTTCGTGTCAGTGTTTTCCCTTGCATGGTAGCGCACCTTTTCACAGTCTATGCTTTTTATGTAAACAAACTTTGTTCCTGCGACCTCAATAAGTTCTACAAGTAAAAAAGCGTTTCCGTACGTTTTATAATTTTCGTACAATCCCTTTGCTACTTCAAGCAAAGACGCACCAGTCATATCTGGATTTAAATTTTCTACAAAGTCTATAAATTCGTCATGCTCTGTTTCGCTTAAAGGTTTGTTATCCTTGATCCTAAAACCTTCTCGCTTCTTTCTGGTAACTGTAAATTCGCCACCGAGAACATAATCACAAATACTTTGTATCGCTCCCCCATGTGTAGGGCTTAAGTCTTTTGTTTTCCGAAAGAACTCCAAGTGTGCATCGCCCTCGTCGAAGAACGGAATAATTGGATACTTCCTGTAGGCAAGGTTTAACTTCTTTAAGTCTTTTACCTCATCCGCAACGGGATCGCAAATTTCAACAAAGGCAGAACAAGATCTTTTGTGCTTCCCCATCTTAGCGAGTTTAGCTTTTACACTTAAATCGCTTCCACACTCATCGCACTCTTGACCGTAATTATAATTCTGTTGCTTTGGTGTAACATCATAATCGCTAACTCCTGCCATTGCGGATTATTTATTTTCCTTTTCCCAAGGTGCTTTATGACCTGCAGGAGCGTTGATAAATTTTTTCCATACTTGGTTACTATCGTAAACGGTTTTTAGTTCTTCTTGCGTTGCAACTGGAATCACTTTGTTTGTGATTTTATTAGTTGCAGGTATTTCAGTTCTTCCCCAATTTACATGAAGCGATTTCTTTTTGCTTAGCATAACAATAGCAACCTTGCCATCTTTATTCTGCTTCCAACTAAACTTGCCATCTGCAGTCTTTTTAGTTGTTGTTGGTGTTGTTGTGCTTTGCTTGGTAGTTGTTGTTGTCACCGACTTGTCAGTACCTTTGCTTGTTTCTTTTTTTGTTACGTCCTCGCCCATCGTTTAGCTATTTTTTAAAAGTTATTAAAAGGACGGAACACAACTAACCGAAGCCAGTTATGTTCCGATAGAGTGTTTTTATTTATACTGGAATTGCAGCTTCGCCACCTACCCAACATGGAGCGTAGAAGCAAGTCGTTGCAGTTAATGTTTCAATGTATTCGTTAGAATCAGAAGTTGGATCTGCACCAGTGTTTCCACTACCGTCACCAGTTACTAAATCTTCTTCTTGCCATTCACCAGTGTCTGGAAAATAACTTACTCCAGAGTAGTGGTAATTTCCACCATTGTCTTTCACAATAGCGTGCATACAACAACACGTATTCAAATCTTCCAATGCGTTACGTACCTCGCAACTCATACATGGAATTATGAAAGAAATTGTTTGCGTTACATTGATGTTATTCTTGACCTTTGTTTTTTCTTGGTTAAAGAAAGCAGTGTTTTTTTCAAACTCAATTTTCTTAAACGTAGGGTCTGGATGTGCTGCATCAACAACGATTGAAGTTACTTGCCTATCTTCATCAAAAATAAGTTCTTCCACTGCGTCACAAGGTATTACCCAAATGCAGGCAATTCCTGCTCTACATTTTTTACAAAGGTCTTTCGTTATTGGTGTCAGCGTACACGATACAAAACTTGTCACCTCCGACGTAAATAAATTCAGCGTCATTAGTAAAACAAAGTTCAAGTAATCGCCTGCACAAAATGCAGCCACCGACAAAACCAAAACGGATAATCTAAAAATATTTTTCATTACAAATTTACTTTTAAGTTTAATCTAATTATTGAATTGGTTTCTACAAGTAGGTTGTTGAACTGTTCCAACCTGCAACCATTAAGGTCGGTTGAGCAATTCCAAATCCAAGACCGTAACATCCGTAAATGTATTTCTTACCTTTGGCTTTTAGGCTCGGGTCGGCTGCGATTGTAAGTGCAGAACCAAACCTTCCTTCTAAGCTACTCATATTGGAAAGGCCACAAAGGTTTTCTTTTACGGTAAACAAACTTCTTTGATATTTTGAGTAACCAGTTTCGGGGTCTACGCAACCAAGTTCAAAATCAAACATCGTCCATTCGGGTACAAGGTAAACGGGATAGCCCTCAAAAGTTGTTGCGTTATCCATCGGCATACCTTCCCAGATTAAAGAACAATCTTTAAGGCAACCGAGTGACTGGTAATATCTGATAAGAGCATCGTACAAACCTTTCTGTAAAAGGTAACAAGGCTTTTCAGTTGTACCACCATTAAGGTTCCAGAACTGTAAAAGAGGTGAAGCACTTGTTCTCATTCTACGCAGGTATTCAGCGATGTTGGAAGGGTTCGTTGCGTTACCTTGTGGAGTACCGTTGTTGGTATTTAAGTATCCAACTTTTCCTTTGTTCTTTGGATCCTTTATTTGCGCTCGCGCCATAATTTCAGCCCACCATCCATTACAAGTTTCAAGCATTTTTACAAGCTTAGAAATTTCTTTTGGCGACATACATTCCTCAATTCCACAATCGTTAGCAGTTAACCACTCACCGAAGTTTTCATTTCCAAACCAAGCAACCTTGAACAAGGAATCTCTAATGCTATCCCTAATTGCCTGGATCATTGCAAATTCCAAAGCGTTGTATTCCGACTTCTGACCAAGCAGAGAATTGAAACGTGCAGCTTCATCGGGTGCAGCTTTTAAATTCTTTAGGCATTCGTTGTCAAAAGTATCTGGACACTGCTCACCGTTTAATTCAAACTCGCAGCATTCAATTTCGTACGGACGTAAACCAAAGTTTAAAGTTGGATTCCATTCGTCACAACTTGTTTTCGGCTGCAGTACATTGTTCGGTCTGTTTAAGTGCAGCATCTTAAGCTTGTTCTTTCCAGTTACAAACTTATAAACTCCAAGATTTCTTTGAAGTATGTTATCGTAATTAAGACTTGGTTCAAGAACGAGCATATTTGCATCGTGTAAATCTAAGTCTAATAAAATAGTCTCACCCATTGGTAAAAGATTTTTTTTGATTTTTAAAATTTATTTAATGCTCGTTTATCTTGCTTTGTGTTTGGCTGCATCCAAACCAGTGTACTCGGTAAATTGTGCAGGTGTAATTTGATTCGTCTGCAATGCTTTTACATACATTTGCAATTGATATCCACTTACAGTTTTTTCTTCTTTGTCTCCACCTTTATTTTTAAATGAAGAACCACCGTTAGACTTTGGCTTTTCCTTACTACCAGTTTTTTTCATGTTTGCAATTTCCAAAGTCAAGTCAGCTTGCTTTTTTTCAAGTTCTTGCAACTTCTTTGCATCCTCTGCAGTTTGTTTATCATCTGCATCTGTATGTGATGTAGCGATACCCAAAGTTTCACGCAGCTTTTCAAGTTGTTCTGGTTCCATTGTTTCCAACTGCTCCATAAGTTGCTCTGGAGTAAAGGTGCTATCTGCTGCAGGTGGTGTTTCCTTTGCTGCTTTGGCTGCAGCTTCTTCGGCAGTTTTCTTTTCTTCTGCAACCTCTTCTTGTTTAGCATTCCAAAGTTCCATAAAGGTTTTCTTTGTTGCTGCTTCGGTTGCTTCGGTTTGCAATTCTTCAAGCAAAGTTTCATCCTCTGCGATTGCATTTTCTACTTCCTCTACTTGTGATTCTTCTATCGTGCCTTTGTTCACAAGCAGGTTAGATATTTTCTTTAAAAGTTTTTTACCAAATGGCATAATGATCGATTTTTTATTTGAAAATTTATTACAGTCCTTCGCATTAATTGGAAGGTATCCTTTGTTCATAATTCTATTTACAAAAGCACGTTTAGTTTCCAGTGCATCTGCTTTATTGTAATAGCCATAACAACTATCGTCCTCGTACCTATACTCGTCCGTTAATTCAAAATCTATTGCAACGGTATCTTCTACTCTATCTACAAAACCAAGCTTCTTAGCTTCTTTGTGTTCCATCCATATTTCCTGCTTCATAAGGTTTAGAACATCGGCTTTTTTCATTTTGGTTTTGCGTACATAAATATCCGCTATGATGGAATCGAAAGTTTCTGCAGTTGTTGCACGTTTTCGCAATTCGTCTGCATCGCCATAAGCTTCCGATTGTGCTCGGTGGATCATGTAAACAGTTTGCTTCGACATAACAACTTCGTTCGCTGCACACGCGATAAAGGTTGCAGCACTTGCAACGATTCCAGATAAGTATGCAGTCACGTTAGCTTTATGTCCTGCAAGCAAATCGTATATCGGAAGTGCATCTGCTACTTCGCCACCGTTGCTTGAAATGTAAAGATTGATTTGTGTTGCGCTTTTACCTCGGAGTTGACTAAGAATTTCTGTTTTATTTATTCCCCACCAAAAACCAATATCTCCGTAAATGAAAATACTTATTTCTTTACCTGCAACCTTTGCAGGTGCAGCACCAGTATCTGAACTGGAACTACCTTGCTCCATGTTGGTTACTACAAAAGTATTCTTAGGAAATTGTACATTAACTTTTGGCATACCACAAAACAACGGAACAACAAAACAAAAATGAACACATTTTCCACGATTGTAGAAAGACTTTTTGCAGTCGGCAGGTGTAAACACCACTCGCTCAATAAAGTACGCTTAAAAGTAAGGTTTTAAAAGATAGGCTAATTATTCTTTTCGGCAGGAATATAATTATAAATAGTTGCAGTGCTCAATCCAATTGCTCGGCAAATAATTCTCCGAACCCTGCTTTTATTGTTTCGCTTACCTTTGGTTTCCTTCCGATAAATGTAAATGCTTACAAGTCGTTTCAATTCCGTTTCGGTAAAGTCAAACAACACCTGCTCGCACATGGTATCGCAAACATAACTTTTAAATAATGCGTGCAACTGATCACGAGTTGCAGGTCGCCCCTGAATTAGTATATCAGTAACGCTAATCATAAATCTGCAAAGTATTTTTTAACCTTTGCAACACTGGTCGGGCAAGTGCTGCAAATCCTGGTCGGTGTTAATTCATATTCATTCCAAATACTTATCAACCAATACCACTCTTCGCCATCATAAGCTTCTTTTATTTCAGCGTGTTTGCTTAAAGGTATCTTCCACGTTTTAGGTATCTCGCTTCCCATTATAATTCTCCGTTTTGAGTTTGAACAATCTGGTCACTTCCAATAGCAACTATTTCTTCGGGGTCTGCAACAACTACAAGTCTATCCAAACGCTCATTTACTTCTGCACTATGGTTCGCAACCTCGTTTATATATTCTATCATCAATCTATTTTGTTGTTGCATTTGCTGCATCTGCAATAAAGGGTTTCCAATACCACTTACGATGTTACTTACATTCGGGGCTCGCAGTGGATTAATACTTAGGTTAGGGACTGAACCTGCACTGGAAGACGAAGGTATTACACCTCCAAAGTTTAGCTTCCTTCCCCATCCATGGAAAGAATTTATGTTACTTGCGATTATCTTTTTGGAAGCGCTAAACCTACCTTTCGCAGTTCCTTTAAGTTTGTTCAGCAACGGTTTGAACTTGGTGGTGCTTTTACGATTAATTATGTAAGTCTCGCTTCCATTACGTAAAGCATATTCCCCGTTTTCCAATTCCATGAAATTTCCATGGCGATCTGTAACTGGTATTCCGTTCATGCTATGTGGTTGTCCAACGGTAACACCTTCGTTCGGAACGGATGCACCTGCACCAATGGAACTAAAAGTTTGGTTACTAACATTACTAACAGTGTTACCAACACTCGAATCGGAAGTGCTTACCGTACCACCGTATTCCAACTTCTGAGTGAACACACCTGCAGCCGCGAAGGCTGCTCTTGCGATTGCGATTGCACTTTGTATCGCATACTGTGATACACCTGCTCCCCCGAATGTAACTGCATTCGTCGGGTTCGCCGCTGCAGCTGCAGCTATTGAAGAAAGTTCTTTTTGTAAGTTAATTGCTATCTCGGCAAGTGCCAAACCTTTAAGAAGTGCAACGTGTTCCTTCCGAATTTTTTCATCTTGGCCTAACAAGTTTTTCGCACCAGAAACAAACGTTCCAAGCAAGTCCAGTTGGAGTTGGTTTATCTTTGCGATTTCTGCCTGCCTACGTTTTTCATCTGCAATTATTTTATCGTTCTTCTCCTTGTTTATTTTTACCTCACTATCTGCAAGCAGTTGCTGAGCCTGCAAGTTATTAAGTGCAGTTGTTTGCACAAGTTCTGCTTGAGCGCTTTGGTTCTGCAGGTCGGCTTCTTGCTTTGCTATCTTAGCATTGTCTTCTATTGCTTTTTTAGCTTCTTCAAATTGCTGCCTTGTAATTAATTCAGCGTCCAGTTGTTCTTGCAACTTGGTAAGCTTTTGTTCTGCTTCCAAATCTATTTGAGCAACCTCTTGTTGAAACTGCAGATTTAAAAGTTCAACACGTGCAGCGTCAAATTCTGTTTGTAAACTTAGCTTATCAATTTGAAATTGCCTTTCCCGTTCCAACTTACTTTCGTTAAATGCAAAATCTAATTGCGTGGTTTGTTCATCAAACTGTTCCTTGGTAATTACACCTTCCGAAAGTTGTGCTTGCAATAACGCTTTCGCTTCTGATAGATTTGTTTTTAACTTTTCGGTGTCCAGTTTAAAAGCATTATCCAAAGCTGAGATCCCCTGCTCGGCACCAGTAACACTTCCAGTTGATGTTGCAAGTGCTAATTCGTTTTGGAAGTTGGTTATATCTTGCAAGGCTGCATCTTGTGCTTCTTTACGGTTTTTATTTATTTCGGTAATTTGCTTTTGCAAAGCTTGCTTGATCAGTTCAGTTTGTTTTTCTATTTGTGTTGCATCTCCAACGATTCCGCTAATCTGTGACGATGCACCTGCTTCGGCACTTGCAATCTCTCTATCAAATTGGTTGTTAAGTAAACTCGCTTCCAGTTTAGCGATTTGCTCTGCAGCTTTTAGTCTATCCTTTGCAGCCTTTTCGGCAGCGTCGGCAACTTGTTTTCTCCTACGAATTTCTTTCTTAGCAAGCTTAGCAAGTTCTTTATCTTCGCCCTCGGCAAGTGCTAACAATCTTTTATTGCTTGCTTTGGTTAGGTCTTCTTTTTCCTTTAGTAGTTTGTTAAACGTTTTCTGTCCGTCGGTTGCAATTTTGTTGCTTCTGTTTTGTGCTTCCCGTTGCGTTTGCTCTACACGTTTTGCTCTGTCTGCTTCACGTTTTGCTTGTCGCTCAGCAATCTTTTTGTCTCGCTCCTCCCTTACCTTTGCAATACGTTCTTCCGATTGCTTAAGCTTATCCTCAATAGCTTTTATCTCGTTATCTATTTCCGACAAAGCACCTGCACGAAATGTAAACGCTCTTTGTATTTGCTGCCATAACTTTTCTGCCTGCAAACCTATTCGGGTAAACGCTTCTACGACTATTGTTTTTGCGAGCAAGGCATTGTCGGAAAGAAACTGCACACCTTCCCCAAGGGTACGAATCCAAAATGCGACTCCTTGTATTGCACCAACTAAAACATTGACCAAGAAATCTCCGATACCAGATAACGCTTCACCGAATGCTTCGTTCTCTTGAAACAGTTCTTGGAGCACAGACACTAAAGGTTCAAACGCGTCTGAGATAATGGTAAAGTAAGTTTGTATTTCTTCAAACACCAAACGGAAAGCGTCACCAACTTTTTTATTTTCCTTGCTTAGCTTTACCAGTGCAGCAACAACCAAACCAACGGCAACAACAATCAACCCGATAGGGTTAGCAGTTAGTACTCTGTTGAAACCTGCTTGGATACTCGCAGCGATTGTAGTCGTTGCGCTCCATGCTCGGTAAGCTTTTATTAGCGCTCCCACCTGCGATGCTGCAGCATCAATCTTAAGTGCAACCAGTGCAGTACCTAAAAGAATTAAGGCTGCACGATTATCGGAAAGAAACTTTGGCAGGTTCGCCATCTGATTTATAAAGGTTGCTAACCTATCAACGCCAACTTGCAAGAAGTCTTGAAGTCCAGAATTGGTTGTTAAATTTACGAACGACTTTTGTAGCTTCTCAATACTTGCTCCAAAGGTTGCATTCTTTTTTTCAAACTCTGCAAACAAACTATCGGTTCCTTGCAAGCTTGTATTTGCAGTATCGATTCTTTCTTTTAGCTTGTCGTAATTGCTTCCAAGCTTACCAAACACTCCAATAGCTTTTTGCCCTCTAATTCCAAGGCTATCCAGTACGGCTGCAAATTCTACATTTGATTCTGATCCTTGGACGGTTGCCTGCGTAACCAATGCCAAAGCTTCCACAATATCATTCTCCACAACCTTACGAAATTCTTCGCTACCTTTGCCGACAAGTTGTGCAAACGTATCGGGAGTTTTTGCAATCTCTAATAATAGTTTTTGTACTGCAGTGGAAGCACGTTCTGGATTCTCACCAAGTTCATTCAGTGTGGTTGCAAGTCCGAATATTTTATCTGCACTAATATCTAACGAACCCGATACACCTGCTAATCTGTTTACAAAATCTGCGATACTTTTTGCAGTCGCAGGTCCTTGCGTTTCCAATACGTTTAAAGCGTTACCAATACGCAGCAAATCTTCCGATAGGTTTTCTTCTCCAGTGTTGGTGTCTGCAAGCACGTTTCTAATCTTACCGAGCGTATCGGTTACTGCACCTGCGTCTTGGAATTGATCACCGAGTGCAACAAAGGCAGTGTCTATCGCTTCGGTAAAACTTTGCAGCTGACTTTCGGCAACACCAAGTCGCCCTCCAATTTCTGCAATACCAAGCAAGTCGGCGAGACTGGTTCTTGTATCTCTAAACTTTAAACTCTCCGAAAGGTTACGGATACTTTCAATTGTGCTATCGGTTGTTTTTGCAACGTCTGCAATGGAATCTGAAATTTCTGCATTCGTATTTATTATATCGCTTAGCCCGTTTGTTAAACCAAGTATGGAAACGAAACGTGTAACGATACGTCCGAGACCGTCAAAGGCACTTTTGTAATTACCAACGTTGCGAAAGTATTGGCCTATGTCTTGGTCAATTCCTTTAAGTTGTCCGTCCAGTTGCCTTATACGTTGTAAAGTTTCTTTCCCTGCAATTCCATCTCGTTCGGCTGCACTTAAATTTCTAAATCTATCTCGCAGCCTTACAAGTTCAGCGTTCAGTTGTTTGTAACTTCCAACGCTACTTTCATTTTCTTCAAACAACCTTGCCGACCTTGCAATTTCTTTGTTCGCTTCTTGTTGCCTACGTTTTAATTTTCCTGCTTCCGTTACAAGATCTTTATATTCCTGGGAACCCTTATCTCCAACCAACTGCAGTTCCTTCCGAACTTGTGCGAGTGTACGTTGTGTTTCTTGTATTTCGGTGTTTAGTTTTTGTTGCTCCTTTAATGCTTTGCCACTACCCGAACTGGAACTGCTTGTAGTACCACCACTTCCGACATTACGTTTGCTGACTCTATCTAATTCAGTACGCAGTTTTTTAAGCTTGGTTAATAGCTTGTCAACATCTTTAGTTTTTTTTCCAATGTCAGTTAGGCTTTTAAGTATTTTCTTAAAAGGTGCTTCGATTGATTCCAATTCTTTTTTTGATTTACCTACATTAGTCACACGTAAAGTAAACCCTATAACTTTATTAGCCATTATTATAATTTAGTCGGTGGACAATTTGAATCATTAAAACTTAAGAAAGTAAAAAACTGACCATTAAATAAAAACCTAATAGTGTCTATTCTGCAGGCCGTATCATTCACATCTACTGGTTCCCAAAATAAGTTCCCATCATAAAACGCATTTCCTTCACAACCTACCGAAGCCATCACGCTTTCAATTACAGAACATATACTTAAACCTCCCATGTTAATTGCAGGTGCTATTGGAACCACCGTACCATCGCCGAGCGTAATCTGGTCAAGTTCAAA